CGAGCTGTGCTCACAAACATAAATAAGGCTGTGCCTTTAAGGAAAAATTAAAATGTCAGAAGAATTAGACCCAGAATCAAAACCAAAAGAAACCCCAAAACCACCTGAAGAAACTCCGAAAGAAGTTCCCACGGAAATTCCAGAAGAGATCATGCAGAAAGCAATCGACGATAAACTTAAAGACATTAAAGACAAGTTGGATAAAGCTTACGGTGAACGGGATCAGGCTTTAAAAGTACTTGCGGACAAAGAATTAGCCGAACGTGAAGCTAATATCATTAAGCTGCAAGAAGAAGGTAGACATAAGGAAGTCTACGAACTACAACTGGCGCAGGAAAAAGCTAAAAGTGAAGCTTTGGCTAAACGCGTAACTGAGCTTTCAAGAGATTCAGAGGTTAAGACCTATCTCTCAGGTTATGTATTTAGAAGTGAGACCGCAACATCAATGGCCTTTAAGGAAATTGTTGGCAACCTCGTCCAAAACGAACAAGACCAGTGGGTACATAAAACAGGAAAATCCATTTCGGATCACATTAAAGATTTCTTTAACGATGATGCTAATGTATTTTTATTAAAGCCAAAGGTTAACTCTGGAGCTGGTACTACGACAACCGCACCCACTTCCGAGCCTCCGAGCAATGCTTCATTGTTCTCCATGAGTCAGGAAGAGGTACTTAAAAGAGCGGCCGAAGGGAAACTTCGTCGCAAATAACTAATGGTATCAACAAATGGCAGCTACAACTTTTACATTACCTACTGGTATCCAGTCAGGTTTAAACAATACTTATGTATTACAAGAAGCAATCGGCGCTTACAGTGACGAAGCTTATACAACAGCTAAAAAACTTTCAGGCACAGGTATCACAAGTTCTAATCCACAGATTACTACAGATACTGAAACCTTTATCGGTCAAATGCGCTGGGCAAAACCTTTAAATCCAACCATCAACGTTGCTTCTTTAACAGATTCGGCAGACGGTCAGAAAACAAGCTATGACACAGACTTCTCAACATATATCAAAACTGTACGTACACATGGCGCTGAAAAAGTAAACATGCAAGACGTAGTTACAGGTATTGATGGGCTGGCAAAAATTGGTCGTGACTTCGGTGAAACCCGTGCTCAAGACGAACACAATGCTATCTTAAGTGTATTGAAAGGTGTTGGTTTATCTGAAGCATTAAATGGTGCTGCCACAGGTTCAGGCCAAACAGGCTTGGGCGGTCAAACATTTGACAATGATCCAACAGACAAACGTTATGGTTTTTATGTTGACTTAGGTGCAAATAAACCTGTAATCGCGGCAACTGCGGCTACTCAAGGTGCTGCTCGTGCGGAAGGCTTCTTGAATGCTTTCGGTATGGCATTTAAAGACTATGAACCAGATTGGGCATACTTAGTTGTATCGCCTGAAACTTTGGCCTCATTCCGTTCTGCAAATTTTGTTGACGAAGATCGCGTTACTGAAGGTAATGTTAACTTCCAAACAATTTTCAATGGTAAATTCCGCTTGATCACCACTCGTGCAGCTCAAAGCTTTGCTTCTGCTGAATTGACTAAAATCAACACAGGTGCTGGTGTAGATATCTTAGGTACAAAAACCTCTTATATCGTATTGCCTGGCTCTATCGCTATGGAATCTTTAGTAGTTCCTGATAGCGTTGAAATCACTCGCGATGGTAACAAATACAAAGGTGGCGGTGTCACAAGTGTATGGAATCGTTGGGGTTATGTATTGGCACCTGCTGGTTACGACTGGCGCGGCAAAACTACTGAATTCCCTTCAGATGCTAACTATATGGGCGTTGTTGAAGGTGCAGCTTTCAGTAGCATTACAGCTGCGACCACTATTGCAAACGTGCGTGGTACTTGGACCCGTAAGACAACCTCTGCGTTGTCATTAGGTATCTTACCTGTATTCCATTCTTAAGGTCTGACAATGGCCTTAGTGAAAGGAGTAAATTCTTATTCTGATGTAACCGAGGCCGATGAATACTTCGGAGATAAGCTGGATGTTGACGCTTGGATGTCCGCAGTCGTACTCCAAAAAGAGCAGGCGTTAATGACCGCCACAGCTATCTTCGAAGACTTGCCTTGGATTGGAAGAATTCTTGATGTAACACAGACATTGGCCCATCCTAGAGTCGGATGCTATTTCGACCCCAGATTGGGAACTAATGTCGTATTGGACGGTACAACTCCTCGGAGAGTTATCGTCGGGTGTTTTGACTTAGCGTATCACTTGTTGAATAATGATGGTCTGATGGATAATACCGGAAGTGTCATCGACTTTGCCATCGGCGACGTTAAATTGGACAAGATTCGTGCGCCGAGTAAAATACCTTTGCATGTCAAGAAGCACATCAGATGTTTATTAAAAAATGGTGGTAGCAATAATTGGTGGAGAGCTAACTAATGGCTTATAAACAATTAGTGACGTCCTCCATAACAAAGGCATTTAGAATGCTGAAAGATTTAGCCGTTATAGCAACCTTTAGTAAGCCAGAGATAGAGTCTTTTGACTTTAATACTGGAAGACCTTCTGTATCTTTATTGATAGATACAGAGGCAAAGGTTGTTGTAGGTAAGATCAAAAGAACTGACAAGACGGAGACTCTTCAAGTGATTGTTGAGTCGAAGGTCGTGGACAACACTTATACCAAAGTGATCATCGAGGGAGTGTCTTGGACCATTGTAAGAACAATTGTTAGTAACCAATACACTACTCTATTGGAACTCTCAAGGACATTGTAATGGGAAAATATACAAACGCCGAAGATGATGTCTTCTCAATATTTGCCAATCCGGATTGGGTTGCCGAAAATATAAAAACATTTCCGAATAATTACATTGCCTCTGGCAGTGGCGATGAGTTTATCAGAGTTACTATCATTGGTTCCGGTAAAGGAATTAATCGAGTCAGTATCTCTGGGATATTCATGGTTGAAATATTTATACCTGCTGGTGTTGGCGTAAGACGCGCCAATGAAATTGCAGATAAACTTGATGAGTACCTAGTGAACAAGTCCGTTAGTACAGTATCGGGAAATCAGTCTCAATTTGGGATTAGTACGATGGTGCATAACGGGGTTGATAAGGATGTCCCTTTACTTCACAAAAGTACTTACACTCTCACTTTCAACTTCTTCGGAAGCAATTTATAGGATATTAAAAATGACTGCTCTTATAGGGTTTAAAGACCATATCACCTCGATCAGCGCAGCTGTTTACACTTCTTTATGTGTAGCCGATGTTGCTGGCGATTTTTCATTACCTAGCTTCAAAGCAGGCACGGTAGATCAGACCTTGTCTATCGATGATGCTGTAGGTGTGGCAAAATATTTCATTGGAACCGCAAACACTCCAACGGCTTTTTATGAAGTAGGTTACGTAAAAGAGTTTCCAGCTATCGGAACGCCGGCTAATATCGTCAAAGTTCCTGAGTATGGCTCTGACACTTCGATGCAAATTCAAGGACAAGCCGATTCGCCTACCATGGAGATTACTATTAACTATGTTCCAAAATCTTGGGCAGGGGGCAAGTTAGGCACTTCCTCTTACATCGGCGTAAAAGACAGAACAGTGCATTTGTTTAGATTCTCTCTAATGTCTGAGCAGCCTAGTTCGCAATCATCTCCATTGCCTGTACAGAATAGTAGTTATTATTTTCTAGGCAAGATTGAAGCTTTGGAGGTAACTCCAAGTTTGACTGACGCTTTGACAGCTAAGTTAACAATCGCTGTACAATCTGAAATCAAAGGCGCGTATATCGCATAAGGAGTTACAATGTCACATCTTTCAAATTTATCAGCAGCAATGTTTGCAGACTTGTCTATCTCTATGACAAGTACACAATTACCTTCTGACGACCCAGGTAAAGCCCTAACTATTAATGCATTAGATGATATTTTAAATGCAATTCCAAGCGCCGTGGCTAATACTACCAATTTATCCGTAGCTACAGCTAAATATGGTACAGGCTTCTTTGCTGTTGGAGGTTCAGGAGACGGCAATCTATTTTCAGGAGAATTAGTGACCGGGACTGATGTCACTACATTGACAAATGAACATTCTGAAAAGTATGTACGTCTCGCACATATTAAAGAGTTTCCAGCTATCGGAACGCCGGCGAATATCGTCAAAGTTCCTGTATATGGTAAAAAGAATTCTATGCAAATCCAAGGGCAAGCTGATTCGCCCACTATGGAAATCACACTAAACTATATTCCATCGTTGTGGGCTGAAAATTGTTTATGTGTGGAGACAACCACAGGTACTTACAAATCCCCTGTCAAGGTCGCCGATGGTAAAGTATATTTATTCCGGTTCACTTTGGCAAACGAGGCACCTACTGGCTTTGACGCTATTAGCACTAGTTTGAACAAGAAAAATTCAAGTTATTACTTCTTAGGTAAATTAGAAGCCTTGGAAGTAACTCCAAGTTTGACTGACGCTATGACGGCTAAGTTAACAATCGCTGTGCAATCCGAAATCAAAGGTGCATACACGATTGGTGCTTAAGCACCAACCTCTGGAACCGTAGGTATAAACGGTTCAAACTTCTATTAAAATAAAGGACACAGAATGTCTCAAGATAAACCATTTAGCAAAGACTATGTAATTGGCATCACTGTTAAACATATGCTAAAAAGCCTAGACCTTAGTATTAATAAAACATTTAAACGGACATGTGATGGAACGCTTTCAGAAATTCAAAAAACAGAAGCATTCGAAACACTATCTATTCTTCATCAGATGCGAGCTCAATTAGATGACCGCCAAATCAATCAACTTAAAGGTAATTAAAATGACAGATGTAAAACCAACTGGTATCAAAAGCTTAGTAGGCCGTAAAATGTCTAAAGATGTTAAATTTATGGGTGAAAATGTTAAGATTTCTAAATTAAGTGTAGCTGAAGTTACCTTAATTCAAGAACAGGCAAAAGCTGCTGAAGACAGTAAAGACGACGCTTCAGGCATGGAGTTATTGAAATTGGTTATTCGCTCAGCAGTAGAAGGTGGCGAAGATTTAACTGACGATGATTTCGGTGGATTCCCAATGGACGAATTGTCACGTGTATCTCAAGATATTATGAAGTTCTCAGGTATCGGTTCTGAATCGGTAAAGTAGAACTGACAGACGCAGATCTCGCCATCTATGAGCTAGCTTACAACCTAAGAATGCCCGTCCACCGACTAACTTCAGAAATGTCCTACGAGGAGTTTCTGGGATGGCTTAATTATTTTGAGAGACGTCCTTTAGGATGGCGCGAAGATGATCGTACTGTCAAACTTCTGCAAGTGCAAGGCGTTAAGGAAAAGCCTTGGCAATTGTTTGGATCTCTTGAAGCGATATACCATCCAAAGACTTCTGATACAGAAGGTTTTAATACTAGATCTTTCAAGCAATCAGGATTCTTCCAAAAACTGGCAGCTGCCAGCGGAGGCGTAGTATTATCATGAATCTTAAAAAAGAATTGCTCCAAAAAGCAGAACAAGTGAGAAATAAAAAAGCGCTTGAATTAGTTCAAGCTCTTAAAAAGGCAACTCCTGTGGATACAGGAAATGCTAGAGACGGGTGGAAGTTCGATGGAAAAAGTATTGTTAATGATGTAGACTACATCGACGACCTTAATACAGGTACATCAGTCCAAGCCCCCTCGTACTTTATAGAAAGAACTATTTTAGCAGATTCGACGATTAAAGCGAATGGCACTATAGTCACAAAACACCCCTGACCTAACGGTTGGGGGTTTTTAATTGAAATATTATAGGAAATAATCATGACAGGTATTACTATTGATGTACAAGCTAATATCGATCAGGCTCAAAAAAGTTTAACTTCTGTAGAGAAGTCTGTAAGTGACATACATAAGGTTACTAAAAAGGCTACAGACGCTTTCTCAGCGATGGGTAAGAGCTTAATGGCCTCTTTCTCAGCGGCTGCGATAATCACTACACTTACAAAAGTGGATGATACTTTTGTGAATCTGGAGGGAAAGATTAAGCTTGTAACAAAATCTACAGAAGATTTTTCTGCGTCTTATGTAAGTTTAAAGAGAGTGTCTGATGAGACACGTGCCTCTTTTGCAGACACTTCAGATGTTTTTGCAAGACTAGGCTCGGCAATGTCTAATACCAATGTAGGTTCAGATCAGCTTATTAAAGCTGCTAAAACTCTACAAATGGCAGGAGCAATATCAGGAAACTCCGGCGAAAGTTTTAAAGCAGCTATGATGCAGCTCGGTCAAGGATTAGGCTCGGGCGCCTTGAGGGGTGAAGAGTTTAATTCAATACTGGAGCAAGCCTTGCCTGTGGCACAACTCCTCGCGGACTCGTTGAATGTAAGTGTCGGCTCTTTAAAGGCAATGACCAATGAGGGGAAACTAACTACTGATATTGTTTTTAGCAGTCTATTGAGTCAAGCTCAGGATGTTGAAGAAAAGTTTAAAAAGATGGGACCTACCTTAGGACAATCTTTTGCCAAACTCCGAGAAAACATAGCACTGCTTATTAATGAGCTTAACCAGAATTTTAAGATATCTTCAAATATTGCAGCGCCTATCGCTAAGCTTAATGAGGGAATCTCTAAGTTATTAAAAGAAGTTCCCGTTCTTTCGGCAAAAATGGCGATATTCTGGGCCTCTTGGGCTCCTAGAGTTTCTGATGCATTTTATCCTTTTGTACATGGTTTTAAGTTAGCCTTAAACATTGTAAAAACACTACTAGCAGCCTCGGGCGTAGGTAAGTTTTTTATTAATATGTTTATCATAGTAGAGACCACCGTAAAGACAGCGGTCGCGAGAATGTTCAATTATCTAGAAAATTCAGGCAAAATGCTGAAAATAATAGATAACAAAGGAATACTCGGGGTTGTTGATTTAGTAAAAACACTGCCAGATGTATTTAAAAGCCGACTCGGACTGGCTATATCTGAATGGAAAGGGTTCTTTAAAGCAATAGCCGCAGTAAATACCACTAAATTTTCGATGATTTTTTCAGCAATCGGAAATGGCTTATCCGCATATATTAACTTAGCAGGCGGACAAATAGTAGCGGGGATACTTGACACAAAATTACTATCTATAGGTTTGGTAAAATTCAAACAGATATTTGTAATGGGTATTTCTGCGACAATTGATGCTATCAAAACTTTGGGACATAACATCAAATATTCTGAGTTTGACTTTATAACTGTCCCTTTGACCAAGCTAGGTGACACTTTAAAATTTATATTCGGTGAAGAGCTTATAAACTCTTTCTTAAAATTTACCAGCAAATTACCTAATATCTCATTCGTCATAGAGACTTTACTAGGTATAGTATTTCCACCGTTACGTTTATTACTGTCGATTATTGGCAATCTGCAAATGGTAGGGGATGGTATTAATATATCATTCAATGCCAACTTATTTGCAGCCTCTTTCAATTTCGTAATGGATAAGCTAAGAGCTGTAAAAGATTTTCTTGTAACAGCAGCGCTAGATACTAAATTCGGATCAGCAATTTATGATTTCTTTCTAGATCTTAAAAACCTAGATGTAGATACTTTCTTAGAATCAATCGGCAATGCCTTTTCAAAGCTAGGAACACGCTTAAATATCAAGTTGAATTTTAGTTATGTTAAGGCGTTTTTCGATGGGATTTTGGAAAAATCAACAATCCTGACCAAGGTGGTGAATGCAATATCCGCCTTTGGTGCTAAGGTTATAGAAGTCTTTAGATTAGTATGGGATGCGGTGATTGGGCATTCCTGGTGGACTGACACAATAGAGTCCATTCACAATACTTCTCAGAATTTGTTAGGACGTCCAATATCTAACATAAAAGCTTTTGCAGGAAAAGTGATAGACTTCTTCAAAGGGCTATATCAGTCTGTCGTCAGATTCTTTACGGAGATTAGAAGTACCACCATCATCATCGACACATCTTCAGCAAATGAAAAGTTTGAAGCTATTAAGAAGCTATTCTATGATATGCGAGACGCTGCAGAGACTGTTGGCACTATAATTGCAGATGTATTCAGGAGATTAACTACTAAAGATGGTTTCAAAGATTTTGATACTACAGAACTTCAAGCTAAATTAGTAAAACTTAGTGAGGTCGTATCTACAGCCCTAAGCAACGCAGTCACAAATATAAAACTAGTGATAGACTATGATGGGTTTCAAGCGGCGGTCGCTGATCTGAGATCTACAGTAGAAGGATTCACTAAGACACTCGGAACGACTTTAGAAAATAAGGCGAAAATGTTTGCAAAAGCTTTGGTAGAAGCTACTTCAGAATTTGCCAAAGAACATATCTTCCCTAAAAATATTAAGGAAAAAGACGGAAACAGTCCAGTAGGGGATTTTGTAGCAAAAGCAAATAAAGGATTAGAGCAGTTACGGAAAGCTTGGGACGACTTTAACGCAAGTGAGTCTATGGGTGAAGCTGTCGGTCGCTTTTTAGGCAAGATGGTTGGCACAGCCTTGGCGCTCCTAGTGGCAAATGCACCTGCTATTGCACGAGAACTGCTATCGTTTTTAAGTGGTTTCGGAAGAGGTTTGCTTGAGGGGTTGCTACCTTTTGGGGGTATAGTTGAAGATATCTTTAAGACACTAGATACAGCTGGAGTAGGCTCTGTGAGCGGACTTCTGATTACGTATCTGTTCGGTGGCAAACTGCTCTCTACTTTAGCAGCTATGGGCATTTTTAGGAAACAACTGACCGCCATACTATCGATATTCTCTAGCGTAGGTGCATTCTTCTCCGGAAGAACAACCCACGCTGCAGGTGGCTTATTAGAATCTTTATCTCGAACAATGTTCGGAGCTGCAGGAGGACGCCGTTTAATGTCCTTAGGGATGGCCAGCGTAGCTTTAGACATGTTAGGTGTTTTTGATGGGGTGTTTGCAGGCTCAGATATTGCGCACGGCATTTTCACAGCATTGAGCATAGGTCTGATGACAACAGGCGCAGGTTTAACAGCTTTATTAAAAACTCAAATAGAGACTGCGATATGGGGGCTAGCAATACAGCTAGATTCGGCAGGGTTCAGAGCTCTTAGTGACAAGATACTCACTTTCCTAGTGCCCAACTTAAATCCGCAAAGTATATGGTCACGTCTAGGGGCTACTTTATTATCGAAGTTAGAGACAGTATTCGCGTTTGTATCTACACGTGCAGTGGCGCTAAGTACTGCAGGTAGAGGATTGACAGATGCTTTAATTTTCGGAGAAAATATCGGTCCTCATGCAGCTTCTTGGAAAACTGCTATTGTAAGCGCTATTGACGGTACAGTAAACGCTATATTCAGAACAATTGGTACTGTTACAAAAATAAAACCTATGTGGGACAGTCTGATGGTACATCTATCTACTTCCACAACGAGGACTGGGATTTTCAGCAATGCATTGTTCGGTAGTGGCGGAGTGGCAGGTTCTGTGTTACGGCCTTTAGCTATTGCGTCGGCAGCTATATTAGCGTTCACAATGCTCACAGGTTTTGCTTCACAAGATAACTTCATACGCGATAAAGAAGGAAAAATCATCGGGGTAAAAGACAGTAGCGCTTCTAAGAAAGATGATAAAAAGCCCGAAGGATACCCACGTGTTAAAATGGCATTGGAGTCGATCCCAGACGCAAACCCTGGAGTTAATCGGGTGATGAAAGCTGTGGGCGAGTTGCCCCCTGCTTTGGTAAATGCAACAGCGGCGGGAGTCTTTACTACATTTCTATTCGGCAGAGTTGGTGTTGTTGGTAACATTCTCAGACCAATCGCCGCAATTATTTCTGCAATAACTGCTTTTGCACTTACAAAAGGACCTGACAGTTTCTTTGAAAAAATAGGGAAATCATTTAAAAGTCTTTTTGGGCTATACGAAGAGCTTGGGCAGGTAGGATATGATTCTTTACACAATTTTGAAGAACTATTGAAATCCGCCTATAAAATTCAAGCAGCTTACGCGAAAGAGTTAATAGGAGGTATCGGTGATTTCATAACTAGTAATTCTTGGATAAAAGGCTATTTAGAAGATTCTCCTAGAGCTGTGGCAGCAATTCACGGAGTAATTAGTGCTTGGCGTTCAATGGTGGACGAGATTAAGAAAGTTCAAAAATCCATAAATGATAGCACAGTATTTGCATTTCAGTATTTTCCACAGACATCTTTAGTGGCAGGTGTAGGCGCCCTTAGTTTTATTATATCATGGCTTTCACGAATAGAAGCTGGCACAAATGTGATGAAAGCGTTTACTCTCCAAGCGTCAGCAATGTTCGCCGCGATCATCAATTTTAGAAGATTAGGAACAACAGCTAAAATAGTTTCAGGAATAGGTACACTAGCTACTGTAGGAGCAGCATATAGCGAATACTCTTCATATAAAGGAGAGGGGACACTTTCTGAGCAGTTGAATAATGCTAAACCTAGAGTGACATCTGAAAGTGTAAGTCAAGCAGCCTCACAAGCTGTTCAGAAACAGGTTGACGATGTTAAAACGTCAGTAGAAGATATTTCTAATGTGTTAGATACAGCAACAAAAGGGGCAGCTGCCGCAGGCACAGCAGGAACACTTATTGGGAAACTTAAATTAATAGGCACTGTTCTTTTTGCTATCAAAACACCTTTAATAATACTTGCCAACGCTGTTCTGCATTTACTCCCTTTGATCACAGTTGTTGCAACGGCTGTTTGGTGGGCTCTTAAGAAGTTCGGGAGTGCTATAAAATATTTGATAGATTCTGGTCCTGCAATCTGGGAGTGGATTAAGAGTATAGGAAGGGCGCTCAAAAATATTAGCTTTGCGGACATAACTGCTAAATTAGCGTCGCTGTTCAAAACACTATCGTCTGTCAAAATGTTCAGCATAGGTATAGGTATTTCTATAGCCTACGGCGCTACAATGACCTATCTAAGAGGTGTCGCTGAGGATGGTGGAAACGTAGTGATAAATACATTCTTAGATGTTCTTTCGAATGGAAAAGTGTTATTAGTAGCTATGTTAGGCTCTATAACTGCCTTAATATCCTCAGCATTCACGGGTGCAATGGTAGATGGCATCTTCACAGGTACAATCGCACTTCTAGCTTGGCCTGCCACGCTTATGGGAAGGTTACTACCTACCTTCGCTAGTATAGGTTTTGGGATGGCCGGACAGTTGTTAGGTGAGTTTACAGCCAATGTAGTCTTTGAGTCGCCTAAATTAGAAGCTCTATTTGGAGGTATAGGATTTCTATTAGGCACACTGATGACCAGGGGTATTGTAAAAGCCGTAGCCGCTTGGGCAATGAGAGTCGGAGTAGTAGTGGCTAGTATATGGGGATTTGTTGCAGTGGCTGCAGCGGGTCTAATCATGCAATTCACCGGTGTCATAGACGTCTTTAATCGCTGGGATAACGTATTAGATGATATCACGACCAAACTCAAGCAACTCACAGGCCATAAAGACATTGTAATAAATACACGTACAGGGCTTACTGAAGATCAGCAACAAACGTTAGATACAGCAGGTATTCCTGTTAATATCGATATGTCTAAAGTTATTACTGAATTGTTACCTAGAAGCCTCTCGAATGATTTAGAAGCTGCAAGAACTGGTATGGTTGATAAAGCTGCTGAAGCAAACTCACAGGCAGCGTTAGGAAACACCGAAGAAGCTAAAGCAGCTTTAGACGCTGCAAAGAATTCACGTAGATTGTATGAAGCTCTCGCCAAACAAGCTACAGAGAATTCTTTCGTAGAGTTCATACCAGCTATGATCGATAAGTTAAACTTAGGCGGAAAACTAACCCAAGATCATTTCTGGACTGCTAATAAAGATAAAGTATGGAACACTCCTATAGACGTCAATACACCTAATGGCTCTATGAAAGAAATGCTTGGGGAGACCGTAGTAGACTCAAAAGGTGTATATACGACAACTCCAGGGCTTATTCAAAAAGATGCAAAATTGGCGGCAATCACACCTGAGATATCTAGCGCATTGACTGAAATGTATGCTAAGATGTTCCTTAGTGTAAATAAAATCCGGGCGGACAAAGATTTATTAGCTAAAGGTGCAAGTGCACCTAGAACGGAAGAGATAAACGCCGATATAGCTAAATTGACAGACATATTGTCTGGAGATGTTAAGATTGTCAAAGATTTGATGGAGCAACGCGCACAGTTTGTGAAAGAGCGTGAGGCTGTTAACAAAGGGTCACATGCAAATGCGGATCTTGTCTCTAGTGCAAAAACAGCATCTATCACAATAGATCCTGATACTTTCAATTTCTCAAAAAGCGCTGCTGAAGATATTTACGCATTGACTAACGCTATTAGATATCTTCGTGAAGAAGAGAAAAACACCGGCGATGAGTTATCAAAAGGACGTATCAAACAATCGATAAAGACTTTGCAAGAAGATGCTAAATTAATCATTGAACGTAACACATTACTATCAACTTCTCCTCAGATAGCTATAAGCTCCTTGCAAGATGTTGCCGGATTTAGTTTTCCAAAAAGTATATCCAATTTGACAGCATCGCAAACAATGCCAGCATTAGAGGGATTGCGCCAAATCAAATTACAGAAAGCTGAGATGGGATTGGCTGCGCCATATTTACCTACAAAACCAGAGGCCGGTAAGAGAGATTGGATACCTGGAGCGCCTGGACTAGCTAAAGATTTAGCAGCCTATAAAACTATAGAAGCTCTCAAAACTAATATTGAAGCCTTTCAAGCTGGCGGAGATGCTGCGTTAAAAGGGCCTAGGGTTGCTATTGCGGAAAAAATCCAAAGCGCTATATCTGAAAACAAATCGGTTGCTGACCAGGCTATTGGAGAAGCACTATCTTCTGCGAGTGTTGATGTAGCTAATTCTATAGCCTCACACATTCCTCTCGATAAAATAAAATCTGTCGGTAAAGAATTGGTTAGATTAGCGATGCTAAAAGAACTGTTTGCTGATGACTTGGTAAAGAGCAGTTCGATTACCAAAGAGATAGCAGCTTTATCCGCTAGTATAAAAGGCATAGACCCTACTCCTATTAAAGAAATGGTTGCAGCTTTTAGTACAAAACTTGCTCCAGAAGATCTTCAAATAATGGATGTCGCCCAGTTGGAAATCGTAAAATCTGCGTTTATAGACATAGCTAACATAAACAAAGAAATTACAAAACAATCTACAGAAAAAGGTTTAGATTGGAATATTGAAGAACAGCTTGCATTATATAAGCAACTTGAAGATAAACAAAAGGATGTAGCGAAAGTATCCCGCGAGATAGCTATGAAATCTGGCACTCGTATTATGACGTCATTAAAGTCAACAGGCGGTGAGGCTCAGCGTTCAAACGTTTCTTCTGAATTGTTAAGCAGTATCTCTAAGACTGAAAATGCTATAGCAGATCTTATGGCAGCCAGAGGTGAGGCGCATGGTGATAATGTTTTAGATCAAATTCGTATATATGATAAGGCTATCCTAGAACTCACTAATCACCTTGAATCTTTAAAACTAGGAGTCGAGTCTGTAGGCGAAGCGAATAAGAAGACTTTCGAGGCACTAGGATTGAGCAGTGCATCGCAACAAGCATTAGCCAGTCCTGCGGACTTGTTTAAAGCATCATTCTTACGTAAGCGGCTTGAGAGTAACAAACTTAAAGTGTCTCAGGGTGATACCAGCGAAACACTCTTAGCAGATATTGCTGCGGACCAATCCTCTCTAAATGCCTTACAACGTACAGCCGACAAAACTGGAAAAGCCGTATCGGAGAGCCTGAGTGCAGTAGGTTTTGATAAAGATATATTAAATATACCTATGCAGTTTAGGACTAGCGCGTTAGCTATTGACAAACAAATAAAAGATCTTCGGGCTAGTTTAGAAGAGAAAGGTGCTGAATTTGCTCCTGGCATTATGGCGACTATCCAAGGATTAGAGCAACAACTGAAAGAATTGCAAATCGTAGGTATTACTACTGGAGATCAGCTGCAATCTGCCATGGAAGCTATAGGGCTGGGCTCATTGGATAGAATTGCTACGGCCACAGTTGATAGTATTGAGCGAGCCAGTGTATATGCTAAGGCACAAGCCCTACTAGCTAGCAGAAAAGCATTATATACAACACCTGCACAATTAATAGATTACGCCAAAGAATCAATGATTTTAGACAAATTAATGTCTAGGGCTAAAATATTAAACTCTACATTTGCAGACAAATTTAGTATGATCGGTGAAGCTTTCGGATCGTCGGTTTCTGAAATAGATTTCTTTAAATTGACAGACGGCCTACAAGAGGCATTGCTTCAAACAGCCACAGCTTTTAAAATAGCTATGGAAGATAGTCTGCGTAAAGGTACCATAACGGATGACCTAAAGAATCTGTATCGGGTTAAAGATAAGTTAGCTAATAAAATGCAATTGATAGCATTTAGTACTGAACTTCGCAAATCTACCGAAGAAGGTATGAACTTAGGTGCAAAGGATGCTTTGAGTAAGATCAATAGTACACTAGGTGAAACAGGCCTAGATCTTCGATCTTTCATAGGGTTGCCTGCAGCACAGCGAGAAGAGTTAACTAAACAAGCATCAGCTAAGTCTATTTTAGATAAAGCTATGTTTGATACAAGTTTAAAACTTCCTCCAGAGGCTATCGATGTTCTTAATAAGTTTGATGGAAACAATGCTCCTGAGATCGTCAAAGAATTGAGTGATACCTTACAGAATGTCGGTAAGTCTCTTTCTGGGTTACTCAGCACTCCTACTGAAAAATTAGCCGATGTTCAAGAGCGTGCAATCGTAGCTCTTCAAGAAAATACAATGGCGTTGTTGGGAAAAGCCCTTCCGAAACCTACAGATACGGCGGCTCCTAGTCGTGTTGTCACGGAGTCAGTTGTTGCTAAAGATAGTGATTTCAAAGGTTCAGCGCGTGAGGTAGCTCTCAAATTATTACCAGGACTTATACATGTAGAGTCTCGTGGCAAGGATGATGCAATATCTATAGCGGGAGCCCAAGGAAGGACGCAAGTCATGCCTGCGACTGGCAGAAATCCTGGCTACGGCATAAAACCTATGCAAGGGAATTCTCCACAAGAGTTTGAGAGATTCGCTGTAGACTACTTGACGAAAATGTTGGAGGTTAACAATGGAAACGTAGATCGTGCGTTGTCAGCCTATAATCAAGGGCCCGGGGGTTTGGCTAGAAGAGGTATTATAAATCAAGGCTATGTAGACGCAGTGAAACGCGCTAATGCTAAACATCTGGGGAAAGTTACTAGCGCAGTTGTAGCCTCGAAACCTTCTACACCAGAAGTTACTACATTACCGGTCCAAGAGTATACTCCATTAGCTATGTCTTTTAAAGAGCCTACGCCTGTAAAAGTAGCTACAGTTTCTGGTGATTTTGAAAGATCATTAACGCCTTCAGATGCTGTTCAAAAAGCATTTGTCAAACCGATCCCATTCTTAAGTAAGTCTGCAGCGCTATCAGCTGTCGTGAAAGAGCATGGACAAAGATCTGCGATTTCTGAGCACAAGGTTTCGGACATACCACAAGTGGATACTAGAGTTGCGCAACTCATGGATAGCGTTCAATTAAGTAAGGCAACGACATATTTGAGTAATATCGCGAGTTTAAATGATACACTGGCGAAAGCGATAGAGGATAAGACGCCTACGGCACATTTGCGTAAGCAAATCGATGAGCAGGTATATCAATTAGAAAGAATGACGTCCGCTATTGAAGCTAACGCTATAGCTGTTAGAGAGGCCGGGAAAGCTTTTGAATCCGCGATATCTTCCTCATTTAAGGATGCTTTCAAAGGGCTTCTAAATGGCGATAAAATGGACGATATGTCACCACTCAGAACGTTTGCAGAAAAACTAATGAATTCTGTTAAAGATAATGTGCTAGAGTCTTTTACAAACGGTATGATGAAAGCTTCCGGTTTTGGAGAAGGCGGCGCTGTGCAAGGGATGCTACAGAAGACTGGAGAGACTGTTTATTCAGGAGTAGTTGGTGGCTTAGAAGGTTTAGGAAGTATGGCCACTGGCAAAATGTCTCTATCTGAAGCAGGAAGTGGGATTTATTCATGGTTCTCTGGTCTCTTAGGCGGGGATAGTAGCACTACATCTGGAAAACCAGAGGTTGTCATGATGTCCGCCGCTAACAAGATGAACGTGGCTGCTGATAAGATGTTAGGTATTGGAGGTGCAGGTAGCATTGGAGGTATGAGCAGTTTGGCACGTTCTATGCAGGGATTGTCAGGAATATTTCCATCATCAGCCGCAGGTACCTCAGCGTTCGGCGGAAAAGATGTCAAAGTTATGATGGATGATTCTTTCAAAGCTCTTGGAGATAATTTTACTAGAGACTTTAGTAAAGATGTTTTAAATTCAGACACTGGAGTCTTCTCTCAAGGTAACTTGACTGAGGCTGGAAACGCCATGTCGAAGTTTAATCCTACTACAGGAAACTTCGACACTATGTCCGCGTTCAGTGCAGATGTAGCCGGAGGTTTAGCGCCACAAGGTCTTAAAACCTCGACGGAAAATGCACTATCAATGGATAGTGTATTGGGTAAAGGCGCTGGTACTGGTGTTGCTGTAGATGAAAGTATCTTCAAAGGACTCACTGATAAGTTTACAAAAGCCTTTGAAAACATAGATTGGGCAGGAATGTGGGGACAACTTACAGGACAGTTAAGTCAAATGGTTGGGCAAGTGGGTAAGATGATGCCTTCTTTCGCAGCTACAGGTGGCCATGTCGTAGGTCCTGGCTCTGGCACTTCCGATTCAATTCCTATGATGCTTTCCAATGGTGAGTTCGTTGTGAACGCTAAGGCTACTAAGGCTAATTTGGCTTTATTACATGGTATAAACTCTGGAAATCCAGGAAAGATGGCTACGGGTGGATTAGTGTCTGCATCAGCAGCCATGATGCGTACTCCTACATATAATGAAGCAAATGTGATCACTAGATCTAATAAGGATAGCTCTCAACAGCAAGTTATCAATGTAAACATTACAGGCGATATATCTCGCCAAACAAAGTCTGAGATTTATAAGATGATGCCTTCCATTGCGGATGGGGTCAATTCACAAAACAAAGAAAGAGGTTATAGAAGATAATGGCATACGGCATCATTGAAAACAATCAACTTATTGCTAGCTTCGTCAGTCCTTTGACAATGCGCAGCAATCAGCCAATATTTGTATCAGATGCCCTTTCTTTAAAACGTACCACTTATAAACGTTCGCCGCAGCGTTGGGAGCTCGAAGCTAAGCTAGAGCCCCTTAATATGTCGGCGAACGAATTGATGGTTAGTTTTATCACAAAAGGGTTTGATACAGTATTTGAAATAACAACTCCACAAAATGTTGGAGCCAGTAACTCTCTTAAGATGGTAGGGGAGCTTTCGGTTGCTACTGCAGCAATCGCGAGTCAGTCTTCAGTAAATATGACATGCGAATCCGGCAGTGTGCTACCGGCTGGAACTTTTATTAAGTTCCACAATCATGGAAAAGTATATATGACTACGGAGACAGTAGTGTTTGGAACAGGCAGTAAAAGTGTAAAAATATATCCACCTCTCAGGTATCCCGCCGCTGCGGCAACGATTGTCGAATGTTCTGATAATGTAAGAATGCAAGTAAGGTACGACACTGACATTGTCAGAGGTATGGTGTATGAGGATGGTATTTTAATGGATAACGGAACTATTCGTTTTATCGAGGCACTGTCATGATAGCTTTTAGTCCTTCAGTAGCTGCCATTTTGGCCAGCGGTCATATAGAAGCGTTTATGATGTTTAGGATAATGCAGGAAGACAGTGATGCTAAACCTAACTTCTATGCTGCTACTTCCTATTACAGAGATATACAATTGATAGGCACCAACCATAATAATCCAGGGTATACTCCACCGTTAGGGTTTTTATACCCTAGCGATGACTCTTTGGTAGCTTTAGATCCACCTCAAGCTACAACTAATGTAGACAGAGAGCAGTATCAAGTGTCAATAGCCGATCCTTCTTTCTCACTATTACACGATGAGTCATTTACTAATATGAATGATACCGACATCAATTCACATCAGAACTACTTCAGCAAACGATTTATTGGCAGATCTATGGAAACTCGAATTGGTTTCATAGAGACACGCCCTAATATTGTGGGTTCTCCGGAAGGTCAACCTTTAGTAAATATTAATGATACGATAATTGTTTACAGAGGACGTATAGATGGTGTAGCCTGTTCTATTGACACAGGGGCTATAGGAAGTTTACTCATAAATATATCAGGGTCGAGTCCGATGCGTAATTTAGATTTAAAAAAGTCAGTATATCTGAGTAGGGATTTTATGAGAAAGAGGGATCCGAAAGATTCTTCTTGTGACCAAGTTTACGGAGGCTCAGGAAAAATGATACTTAAATGGGGGAGAGCGTAATGGGGCAATTAGTAGCTATTATTCAATTAGCGTTAGTAGCAGTGTCAATCGGCCTCACTGTATACCAAATGATGCAGGCGAAGAAGTCAAAGGTTCAAGATAATGCGGCGGCAGATGCTCGAAAAGGATATGAGATTGTCACCGAAGGACAACCTGACAGCCTCCCTATTGTTTATGGTCGCGCAAAAGTAGGCGGGGTCAGAGTATATCATGCAGTAAGTAGTGATTTTAAATATGCAGAGCCCAACTCTGATTTCCAGTTACTCACTGGTCAAAAAGTACAAAAAACGGGAACACTAAAAGAAATTGGTATCAATTCAATAACTGGTGAAAAAGAATGGGTTAATAGAGATTGGAGTTACACATCAGATACCACTCTTGCTAAAGATCATGACGAGGGCGCTAGAAATGAATTTTTATATTTCCAGCAAGCTATGTGTCTAGGGCCTATCTCTCGAGTATTAGATATGGTAATAGATGATGCTAGATATTTAGATGATCCTGCTCTAGGTACTTATGGTTCAGATATAACTTTGAAGAAAACTAGCTACACAGCTGAGGAAGCACCTGATAAGACTAAATGGGATGATAAAGACAAACCTAGAACTGCTCTACGTGTAGATCTCCATTATGGAGGTGCCGCTTTAGGTGACAGCATTATGGCCGCCAATTTCCCAGATAGAGGTAGTGCTACTTTTCCTGGGATTGCATATGCTTCAGCTGTTTTTAGAATTGATAGGAATGACCCTCAATTTACTAATGTACCTGGACTACAATTTTTGATTGAAGGTCGTCGTGTCAAATCTATTATTCATGATGCGCAAGCAGATATTTACACGTTAGGTCCGAGAGACTACTCCAATAACCCTGCACTATGTATGCTCGATTATTTGTTAGATACAGAATCTGGTGCAGGTGTCGATGTTTCATATGAATTGGATTTAAAATCATTCTATGAAGCATCATTAATATGTGACACACCTGTGTCAGCTACTGGAGAGCATCTGCCTAACGGTCAACCAGCACCTGTCGAAGTGGGCGGAAAGATTTGGCAATCTACAATAGGTACTATTTATGAAACCTCTAGAACTCTTAAACTTTACGAATGTAATATAGTTATTGATACCAAACGTCCAGTTCGTGATAATATCGAGTCTATTCTTTCGAGCATGGGCGATGCTAGGTTAGTATGGTCTGGGGGGCAATATAAATTAAGTTTACAATATCCTTTCCCTGTAGCTAGTGAACCTAATAACCCTAATGCAGGTATTAAATTAGCTGGAACACTCACAGACGATGATTTAGTGTTAGACCAAAAAGTGGATATAGCATGGCCGGGAGCTTCTGAACGTTTAAACTATTGCACTATAAAGTTTCATAATGAAGTAGAAGATTTTAAGGAAGATTCTGTAAGTTGGCCACCTAAAGTAAATGCTAAATATCCGGTAGGTTTAGGCGGCATTAGATACCCTTTGGCTGAGTTTAGCTATGATGAGGTAGCTCTCCCTGGCAGATTGCTTAATAAATATGGAGTGTGGTCAGGTACTTTGAATACTACATTAATGACTTATTGGATTTCAATCAGAGATGAAGACTCTGAAGGTACTATGACATTAAATGTTGCAGGCGATGATTCTTGTCTTGTAAAAATATTTTCAAAAGATGGAGCGCAGTTATACAGTCTAGGAGGCTCACTTACAACACTTGGAACAAACACTTCTATTATTTTAGGAGCGAAATCGTCTGTCGAGGGTTATACGAAGTATAAAATTACAGTAGAAGGTGGTAATGCAACTAAAGACAAGGCTGTAGCCGCAGAACTCTTTAGAGGTAGCAGAATTTTCTGGACAACACGAGAACCGGGATATTCCGGTCTTATGCATGTTGAGACTGATAACAGATTGTACACAGAATTTTTGGCAGAAGATAATGGTATATTGTTAGAGACTGAAGCCTTTTCAGAAGGTGTTACAGACTACTATCATGCTTACGCAAAAGCTCAAGAGCTTGTAAGAACCAGTAGGTCTGCATATACAATCAAGTTTAAGTATATTGTTAATGACAAATATTTTGAACCCGGAGATTTTGTACTACTTAATAGTGATACCTTAAACATCATGAACAAGTATTTCAGAATAAATTCCGTAAAAATGGGTGAGGAAAATACTTGTGAAGTGTCCGCACAACGTTTTGATGCTAGTCAGTTAGCATGGGTGCAATCTCCTTTGGAGTATAAAATTCCTAAAGCTTTAGTAGATTTTGGAATTGCTGCTCCGCGCGAGATCATTTACACTCCAGGCGCTACAGGAGTTGTGGATAAATTTGGCACTGTCTCTTGGATTGGTGATGCCAGAATCGCTAATGTAAAATACTATGTATACATCAGCTTACCAATAGTGGACGGCGAAGTGCCAGAATTTAAGCTTCTAGGCATTACAGAGAATACATTCTTAGATATAGATAAACCTCTGTCGGGTAGTGTCTTCTTCAAGGTTGTGGCATACTCAGGCACCACTCACTCTGCACCTGGGCTTAGTAGCACAAATGATGCCATAGACATGCACCCTAGCGAATACACCACGGTAGGATTTTCTGCTTTGCAAACAGGCTCTACTGTTTCCTGGGGGATATTTAAGATTTTCAAAGACGGTAAGTTTCTAAAGCAAATTCCAGCAAGCTCTGTGGTGTATGGGCTGAGCATTGGGAAAATGTGGCTATACCTAGACTTGAAGGATATGCTTGTAAAAAGCACTTATGATAAAAGTCTAACAGTATATAATCTAGAACTCGGTACATTCTCTGGAGATTCCGGCTGGCTAGCGACTACTTCACCGCTACAACCGCCTTCAATAGTATATACAACGGAGAGCCAAATAGGAAGTGCCACAGCACTATCGTTTGAAAAAGATGATCTTCATCTCTACTGGTATGTCAATAAGGCCAATCTCTACTTCAAAGAATTGAAAGTAAATAATTATGCTATTCAGGTCTTGGATGAGCACAACGAAGTACGTGGCGGTTTTACTGTAAAGCCCGATCCTAAAGGCGGTGGTTCTTTTGATTTTTCACTATCAGACAATGTGAGAATGTTCGGAAATACAGGTGCTCGAAAGTTCGGTATTAATATATACTCACAGGACCAGGAAGGTTATCTATCGGCAGAACATCGCAGCTTGTTGATTGAAAATCCTAAGCCAAAAATAATAAGATTTGATGTAGTACGTGCTTTTGAAAGTGTATTGGCAGTAGTCACAGAAGTTGAAGGTCCATATACAGGATTTACGTTTTACCAAATGTTGGATGGAGTTATAGTAAATGCCCAAACTGTTACAGAAAATTCAGTCAATTTCACTGCACCAACTGATGTATACTATGATTATGTAGTACGAGCACGGGACAGTTATGGTGAAGGTGATCTTTCGGAAGTTAAGACCATATCGTCGGCCAGTTTAACACCAGACTCTTATATTTATGCAGGATTGATGTTTGTTCCACACCCATCTAGTAATACAGTATCTTGGGGAAATTTTACTGCTTCTAAAAATGGAGAAAATCCTTATACAGTCCCCGGTGATACATTACCACACACTGGTGGAATTTTATATTTATATTTAGACCCTATTTCACGAACTGTTAAAGGTGATACAGATCTTACTAAGGCTGTTAAAGGGCGTATCTTAGGTACTTATAAAGGGGGCTCAGATGTAACAGCTGACGCTGGAAAAGCTTTCATAGATAAAGATCAAATTCTTGCAGGATCTATCGGTGCAACTCATATGACCTCTGACGTTGTCATAACCAGTATGGCACAGATAGGAGATATTGTACAATCTGAGAATTTTCACTGGGGTGAGGGAGGGTATCACGGGTGGCGACTAGATCGTAGCGGCGCTGCTAAGTTTGGAAGTATTGATGTTCGGTCTGCCAATGGTTCTATTATTTTATCTAATGAAGGCTCTCCAGACACTATAAGTATTGATTTTAGTAAAATTGTGGCACCATCAGGAGCTCCTGAAATACCCCAACCAGGCGCTACAAAAAATATTCATAGAGGCTTATATAGTCCTGCTACTCTATATCACCCTGGAGAGATGGTAAACGATACTGAAGGTAATAGTTGGAGCTGTATTGTAGGTGGCAGTGGATTACCTTTACCTACAGACCAACAAAGTAACAGCAATTGGGGGATATTTTCCAAAGCAGGTGTTACTAAGACTATCTATCAAACACTCCCAGGAGTGAATACGATTGAGACTAAAACTATTTATGAAACACTTCCCGGCGTAAATACCACAGTGATTCAGCCTGCAAATTATATTACAGTATCTTCGGAGACTGTTTTTAAATATCAAACCGGCAGTCTGACCCCCACGCAATCTTCGATTACATTGACTGCTACTCTATTCGGGACAGCTACAGGATATGTTTGGAGTTATAAATCTGGAAGTAGTTATATAACTTTTACAAACTTACCAAACGCTCCTGCACGAAACGGTAAATCAACTTTTACTATTTTCGCAGATGATGCTGCTTGGAATGGGATGTCAGTTCTGACAATACGATGTGAAACCTCAGGAGGTGCTTATGATGAGCAAACGATTACTAAACTTTATGATGGTGCCGCAGGTAAAGGGTCTTCTGTCGATATAGTGTTCACTAGAGCGATTGGTATACCGAACGGCGGTGCTTCTTATCCGGATTCTGTCGACGCACCTCTAGGTTGGTTTACAGATCCTCCACTTTTGACATCCGTTCAGAGAGGATTTTTATGGTCGATGACGGGTTATAAAGCTTCCGATGGTACTGTTTATAAATGGACATTACCTGTCAGAATAGAGGGAGCTCAAGTCGCGGAAGTATCACTTTTTACTAGGAATGCTGCTGCTGTAAAACCTGCGTCTACTACTTATACATTTGGTGTTGCAAACCCTCTGGCTGCTATCGGTGATTGGTCACCTCTGATACCCTCTTCTCCAATAGATGCACCTTTGTGGATTTCGAAAGCTGTCGCATCTGCCCCTGCTGGGATGTTATTACCTGTAACTGTAACAGGATGGTCCACTCCTGTAATCAGTTCTCAGAGTGGAGTGAACGGCACTTTGTCTGACAATCCTGTACAGGTTGAGTGTTTAGCATCAGGCATTCCAATATCTCTTGTAGGCAAAGGGGGAAAGTTTGATATATATTCTGGAACAACAAAAGTAAATGTAGGTAATAGTGTAATATATACACCAGCTACGCAAACTATTGCAGGACTGACTCTTTCGATCAGTAGTACAGGCGTTTTTACAGCCACAACTACAACCTCATGGACAGATAATGTTACTGTATTTACGGTAAAAGCCTCTTATAATAATGCGATTATTGAAAAACAAATTACATTTGTTAAGCTACTGCCTAATGTAGCGACGCCTATTTTAAGTATTTTAAATACCTCGCCTGCATTTAAAAAATCAGAAGACGGTACAACATACCCTACGCAATTTATTCTAAAAACTAGAGTAGAACATCTGCAAAATGTTACGTATCTTTGGAAAGATGATTTAGGTGATACTGTAGGTACTAGCGCTACTTTAACAGTAACTGCCGCAAGTTATGGAAGTAAAGAATCTAGATCTTTTACTTGCAATGCGTCAGGGCTTTTCGGTAATGCTCAGAAAACACTAGAGGATACTATAACAATACCTTATTTAAAAGACGGTTCTAGTACATTATCTTTTTTAGTATCTAATGAGCGGATAGAGTTACAAGGCCCTAGCGAAGGCTTCTCGGGTATCAATTTTGATAATTCAGCTGTCACTGTGGGTGTTAATATAGGTCTACAACAATTAAATTATCAGGATTTAGGTGGTGGTGCTAATACTTATAAGTTCATCGCAGAACCTATAGGAATATCTTTTGCAGGTGGTACTAGTTCTATTGTTGCAGATTCTCTAACAGATATCATTACTGTACCTGATATTTCAGGAATTACCTCAGATTCCGCAAAACTCAAACTAACAATAACTCCTAGAGATGCTTCTGGTACAGATTTGCCTTCTACTATTAAATATATTTACTATCTGGTGAATAGACCTTATGCTATCGCGCCTGTAGTTAATATTCAGAATTCTAGCGTTGTATTTACAAAAAATTCGTTAGCAGAAGTGTCTCCTAAGAAATCTGTATTAACTGCTATAGCCGATGGGTTTCAAGGCACCGTCTTGTATAAGTGGTTTGAGGAAGGCTCTAATGTAGTTTTACAAAGTCGCACTACTTCCGATTTTGAAATCAATTCCAGTGATTTTCTTGCCAAAAAGACATTTTCTATCAGTTATCGCTGTGAAGTCCACGGAACTTATAATGGAAACTCAAACCATCATGTGAGTGATACCGCGACAATCTCTCTATTAGAGTCAGGAGGAACTGGCCCTACTGTTCTTATTTCTAATGAGAGTATTTCATTACAGGCAGGGCCAGGAGCTGATAATTTTACAGGTATAGATACCACAGGTAAAGTAGTTCAGGTTACTGCGTATTTAGGTGACAAACGCCTTGAATACAAATCTACTGGAGCATTCACATTTACAGTCACTAAAAGTTTTGTGGGATTGACTATTTCTTCAAAAGATATCCTACGAGAATCTGGGCGTGTATTGGAGATACAAGCACCTTCTTACATTTTTGCGAATGATGCATATATGGTATTAACTGTTACAATTAGAAATAGTACCGGCGTTAGTATCGATCCTATAGTTAAGACTGTCAGATATCCTCTCAGCCGTGCGGGTATTCCAGGACTAGCACAATTTATTACACTAACACCTTCTGTAGTAGTTCGTCAAAAAGATCAGAAGCTCTCTACATCTTCAGTATTGGCTGAGTTAAAACAAACGGCCAGTTCAGGAATTCAAAATCCTTTTAAAGGACTTCTTGTCTCAACTTCAGTATTTCTAGGCGGTACAGATGCGATAATTCATACAGGTTCTTCTGACAGTCAATTATCTATACCAATTGCAGGTTCAAACTTAACGAACGTATCAGTTGAAGCGTATGCTCCTTCACAGTCTGGAGATATAACATTACGAACTTGGATACGTTTTTCAGGGGTGGCAAACCCGACAACGTCTTCTCAGATTTCAAAGCTACCTATCGTAGGTAAAACTGCTTATTACGGAATTGCTTTTAATAGACTATCCAGTGATGTACCTTCTGACAATCCTTTAGATTATATCTGGCAACTGGCGGCTTCTCCTTGCAAGCAACCCACATCATTGACCGGTGTTGATCTATTCACATGGGTTGATTTTAGAAATACCGTAACGAAAGGTACTATAACAGACGCTCCTACTATAGGACAACAGGCTGTTAGGTTTAGTTTCAACCAAGCTACTAATGCAGAGACTGAAAAATCTATTTCAAAATGGTATTCTTTAAACTCAGCATCCATACCAGCTTCTGCTGGTAAATTGTCTAGAATTGCCACAAATGGGATAGTTATATCAAATGATGGTATTGATACTTATAATGTTACTTTGTCACGGCCTTCTATAGTATTGTATGCTACTATACTCGGTGTTGTCTCAAACGATGGTCTAGCTGATTCCGGGACGTTAATCTCCGCTACAGAAGGCTCTAAGGAATTAGTATTTGACGGTGTTGGTACTGCTAGAGGAACTTTCACAGTAACTGCGAGTGCTTCAGAGGGTATTGAGGTGTATTCGACATTAAAGAAGGTTGGAAATAAGGGTGAAGCTTCTGACATACGCAGCATTTCTGATATACAGCTTGGGGGATTGATAACGTTCACTGTGAAAGGGACCTTATTATCAGGAATTTCTTTTAATAGTACCTTAGAGCAAACTGTAAAGAAAATCTTACAAGGCCCTACAGGTATCGGCGGCTACGTAATAAATAATCCAAACGAATCACACTCTTTCTCTGTAGATGCTGACGGTAATATTGGTGTTGGTGGTTATAATGGCAGTGGGACTACAATTCGGGTATATCATCTAGACACTCCGTTGACCTACGTAGGTCCTTGGATATCAGGTAATCCTAATATTACAAAACCTAATGAGTTTAGAATATTAGCAAAAGCTTCCAATATACAGATGTCATTACCTGTGACTGCAACTAATGGTGGTGTTATTATAGGAGATATGTCAGGTATGTCAGGCGCTACAGCTTCTGTTTTGTACACTATAAAAGCTGTATCTGAATCTGGAAACCCTATAGAGTTGTCTACTCAGCAATCTTTTAGCAAATCTGTCAGTGTAGGTGGTAAAGGGGCAGCAACTGTTCAAATAACTTGTGATAGTAAGTTCGGAACAGTATTTCCACATAAGGATAGTGTTCCTTTAGTATTGAAAGCCAGCAAATCTGGGTTTACGACTGCTGCAAAAGTTACTTGGTCTGTAGCTAAAAATAGTCCTTTAACATTGTCAGGCGATATTGCTGGAGATACAATCACTATAGCTGAATCTCAAATGACTGGAAATAGCGCAGTCATTATATGTACTGTAACGGAAGGTACTTCTACTGCCATTGATACAGAAACGATAAGCAAACTAGGAGATCCTGATGCAATATCCGGAATAGTTTTTGGACCTGAGGGTACTCCAGGATTGACTCCTATAACTGGAAAGATACCTGCAAACTTAATGGAAACCGCTGTTATAGGAACCGCCCATATTGATCGTATTGATTTACACAGTAACCAGTTCAGTCTAAATAGAGACGTTACTACCGGAGGTAGAATGGTGATTGATGGAGATCTTTTGACGATCGTCGACGGTAATGGAGTCACTCGTGTTAAGTTAGGAAAACTTAGCTAATTTTAATCAGAGGGGAGTTTCGGCTTCCCTCTTTATGAGATAATATATGTTCGGATTAGAGATTTACAATTTGGCCGGCCGTCTTGAGATAGGTCCAGCAACGGCTACAGCAAAAGTTGCAGAGGAAATCACTCTTATCTTGGATACGATAACAACCGAGACTACTGAGTGGTCTCAATCGGCTTTTTACTTTTGGACATCGCATTATAGTGCAACTACTACTAATTACTATGGAGATTATAAAAATGAAGATATTGCAGGCCCCGGTGATTGGGCGTGTTTCGGACTTCCTGAAGGAGTTTCAGTAATATTCTCCGCAGGTTATGTTAGAGTGATATCACCGATACGACGTACAGTCACTTTTACTTTGAGTCATTTAGCATGAGTTACGGTTTAGAAATAACAAATACAAAAGATCACCCACAAATAACAGCTAAATCAATACTACTAGGAGTACATAGCGAGTTCACAATGCACGCTGAGACTACTCGTACCATTCCTGAAGGAGCTTTAGTATTCTTGTCACACAATGCGGACGGTTACAAAGAATTTACCTATCCTGAACAAGAGAAGTCTTTAGGAGGTTTTTCAATAATACAGACTGGTAATGTTATTAAATTAGAGTCAAGATCTGCACAAGGCTATTCTAATTTTGGCTCTTGCGATGTAATGGTGGCACTACCTATGAATAAGTTAAAAGAATGTGATTTGGAGTACGGTTTCGTTGTGTATACAGAGACAGGAGAACGAAGTTACAGTCTTGGTAATCGCTCTTTGGAAATTATAGAGTTAACAACTTTACCAAGTACTGGAGATCTTGAATGGAATTCAAAATTTACGGCATTAACTTCTTATGAACGGCTTTGGTTTAGAGCGGAAGGTGTCGGGCAAGCTTGGCAGATATCTGATCAAACGATGGCGGTCAACGGAGGCTCTCTAGGTCCTTTTTACAAGATGTCTAGACTTTTAACGCTACCTGCTCCGAATACAGCACGAATGTCATGCTTCTTCGATATTGCTGGTTATACATCTCTAGGGTATTTCTCGCCTAAAATGGAAGATACGCTATCAGATATGTTTGTAAAAGCACTAAACGGTTCTCCGCAAAGTGTCAATAATCCCTATGCTGCAGAACAGACTCCACTGAAGCCTCCTTCGATTATGGTTGTTAAGACAGTCGCTGATGTTTCACAAGTGCCCGGCGCAGCTGGCGTGCTTCCTGGTTCTGTTTTGAAAGGACATTCTCAGGTAGAATTTACAGTCGTTTGCTCAACAGCAGGTGAAGCAGCTTGTGCCTCTATTACAACCGTAATTTCAGGAGGGAAATTTAAGGATAACACTACTACAAAAACATTAGGGAACTATTCTGTTGCGAAGATAACTGCAGCGAGCTCGTCCTCAGTAACTATTTCAACAACGGCGATAAATCCTAGAGGAAGTTCTCCTGTAACGACTACTACTATAGAACTTCTTACAGCGGTTAAACCTCTAAAACCAGTAATGTCCTTAACAAGTACAACTGCAAGTACAATAACAATTGAGTTTCCTGTTGTAAATGCATATACAGAAAACGCACCTGATATATGGGAGATCTCTTATAATATTGAGGGCGGAACCCCTGTTACTTTTCAAGAGTCATTTGATACATACAATGTTACAATTAGAGGCCTAACTCCAGCAACTACTTATATAGTTAGTGTTGTTGGTAAAAATCCTGCAGGGATTGGGCCCTCTAATTCTGCACCGATTTCTACAAAAGGATTAATATGAGATTTTTAATGATAGACCCGTCTACATGGAAGGGCAAATTCGTTTCTGGGTATTCGTCGACCTACGCTTATCAAGACGGTCAGATGTATGATGGTTTGTTAGCTATTGATGTGACAGACTTTTCAGAGTCTAGTCCTGATCTTTTAGAAAATTTTCACTGGAATGGAACAGCATTAGAACGCCATTTTCCTAAAAACAACACGCATCAAATTTGGAATTCAACCACTTTTGCTTGGGAGAATCCAGAAAATTTCATAGAACTTTTGAAATTTTCTGCAACTAGCGCCATATCTCGAACTTCAAATGATAGGATCTTAGCAAGGTATCCTTTGTCAATACAGCTAGACCTTGTAAGAAAAGCCTCGAGCTATGTCACTATGTTAGACCATTTTTTAGAAAGTGAATACGAAATTCGAGATCAAGCTTTGGCAAATGTCGCAGCTGCGACAGACGCTTCTGTTATTGAGAATATCGTAACTGATGCTTCTACAACAGTGATCAAGACAGTATATTCAGTACTAAGCACAGCACCTTTAGGTGGCAGCTTGAATATTAGATCGGGTGAATTTACACCACCGTCAGGATGGTCAGAGACACCACCTTCCACATCCGAAGAAATCTTTTATGCTAAGTTTAGATTTTTTACAAAAACGCCTGAGTTTACACTAGAGGCGAGTGTTTGGGAGAATCCAATTGCCATTATACGTAATAAGTTCTCAGCATTGGTTATCAATACTAGTAATGATAGTATACCGATATCTTGTGATACTGATGGAAATCCTTTGATAGGCGCATTTTCGGCAGCTGAAGTTGTGTTTACTGTGATGAAAGGTTCTTTAGATATAACTTCCGCTTGTACTATTACAATAGACCTCCAAGATGTTGTTTGTAGTACTCCAGCCACAGCAGCGACTCAAGTAGTGACTGCATTGTCTGCAGATATTGGAAGTATTCTAGTGACAGCTGTAGAAAACTCGACAGGAGTTTCAGGGAAACGACGTGTTATTTTAAATAAAGTTAAAAGTGGTAAAAAAGGAGACCCGGCTGTCACACATACTGTTGTAGCTTCAACACTATCGGTAGTCAGAGATGTCGCAAATGCACATCGTCCTCAATCAGTAGTGTTTTCAGCTTTTGAGAAAATCGCTAATTCTGTAAAAAATCCGTTGGCGGCCTATTGGAAAATATATGAGGATGATACAGAGGTGTTGTCTAATTCTACAGCCTCTGCTACAAGAAACTTATTGATAACAGGCACTCCTTCAGTATTGACTGCTAAAATATATTCAGATGCTGCAAAGACAATACTATTAGATGAACAATCTATTCAAGTCGTTTTAGATGGCGCTACAGGTATAGGAAAATTCACGAGCAATGTATTCGCAAGATCTGTGACACAACCTGTCACTCCATTAGGGGGTACATATAACAGTCCCGTACCTACCACCGGTTCTAAAACATCGGCCACCGGTACTTCTATATGGTCGGATGGAATTCCTTTGACTACGGCAGGGAAATTATGGCAAACTAAATGTGAGTTTTCCTCTGATGGTACTGCATCTGTGTGGTCAACGCCGGCAGCAATCGCCAATGATACGCGACATCATCCTGAATTCAGTTTGGACAATATATCTTGGTCAACTACGGCAACCGTTAATACTAAGTATATGCGACAGGCCACATCTGAGGACGGTACTAACTGGACATACACTGAAGGCGTGCTTGTCAAAGGAGAATCTGCGCTTTCCGCCAGTTTGACTAAAGACTCCGCGTTAATAGCTTGTAATGCTGAAGGTATTCCTACACAGTCTGCTTTCGCAACAGCAATAACGACAATGTCAGTTAAGAAAGGTAGTGATGATATTACAAGTAGTTGTACATTTTCAACTACATTGGTTAACACCACTACATCTAGTCTTTCGACTTCGGCGACACAGACAGTCACAGGACTTTCAGAAGATTCAGGAAGTGTAGCCATTACTGCTACCGAAACATTGACAGGTGCTTCGATTACCAAAATATTTTCACTAACGAAAGCACGTGCAGGATTATCAGGTTATCAGAATTTTAATGTGCAGATATACAAAAGATCTGCCACAATTCCCGCTAAACCTACAGTATCTACGACATATACATTCAGTACGGCGACTCTTACGGGCTTAAATGTTAATGAAGGTTGGACTGTTGATATACCGAGTGGTGCTGACCAATTATATGTCTCAGTGGCTGCAGCAAGCTCTACAACAAATACAGATACTATAGCTGCTAATGAATGGTCATCCCCCGTAGCTCTTGTGAAAGACGGTGATGCAGGGCTCAACACTGCGGTTGTATATCTATTTAATACATCTTCCGCAGCAACCGCACCTGCCAAACCTTCTGCGGCAACCAGTTATACTTTCGCTACAGGGACAATCACAGGGGTGAATAATGGCTGGACACCGTCATTACCAGTTTCGGGCGGGGCTTATAGATGGGTCATAACTGCGACTGCTGCAAGTAACACAGGCACTGACACTATAAACAGTAGTGAGTGGTCCGCGCAGGCACTGCTTTCCAAAGATGGTGCTGATGGGAACCCAGGGGCCCCTGGAGGTCAAGGTCCGCAGGGCAACCCAGGCCTGCAAGGGGACCCAGGTCCGAAAGGTGACCCAGGAACCGCAGGAAATCAATCAGCAACTGGTAAGCTGTATATTACAGTTACTGCTCCTAATGTACCGACTTCGCCTGCAGGGTCTGCCGAGTACACATGGGCATCTTCAACAGTAAGTTTTGCAGGAACTTCTGCTCCCGGCTGGGCTACTACACCTTCTATACCCGCAGCGGGTACAATGCTTTGGATTGCGGAGATACCTTTTAATTCGACCGCAGATGCCACGACAACTACAGCCTATTGGACTTCAGGTAGAGTATACTGTGTAGGCGCAAGTGTACAAGGTGTAGCTGGAATATCTGCCGTTCGGAAATACTACAAGAACCAATCCGCCATAACACCTCCCGGAAATCCCGGTGTGTCTCCCGCAGGTTGGCAAGATACGGAATTCACCATAACAAGTCCAAATGTCCAATGGCAGTGTGATGGTATGAACAATCAAGGTTCTATTACTTGGGGGACTCCCTATCTATCTGTGTTTAAAGTGGGTACGCTTTCGGCTGTATCTACTATAACAGGAAATTTGTACTCTTATGGTAGCTCTGGAGAGAGACTTACTATAAACGAACCATTATCTGGTGGTGGAGATTCGCATGAGTTCAGATGTTATTCTGCTTCAGGTGCAGCTTATCCTTTCATATCTATCGGGGAACAGCTTGTAGGTTCTGACCCTACAGTTAGTCTGACAATTATGGCTAACTGTGGGGCTAAATACGCAAATTGGGTATCTCTTACACAGAACCGTTATAATGTCGCTATGTTTGCGTCTAGTACGCTTGCAGGTGGTGGTACATGTAGATTAGGTGTACAAACAGCTGACAATATATTTAATGCTTTGGAAGTTAATCAAACCAACGGTATGGTTATTCTAGGTGGACCTACTATAGGTTTTGAATCTACTAATTACGGGAAGAGTACCAAGTTAGCTACTGCTAGTTACTCCTTAGAGGCTACTGGAGACATCTACACAAGCGGTGCTATCACAGCGGGTGGTAATATATCAGCTTTTTCTGATCGCAAATTAAAAACAAACCTACGCAAAATAGAGAATGCACTAGATTCTATAGCTGAGCTATCAGGATACACGTTCGACTGGATTGCTAGTGGAAATCCCAGTGTAGGTGTTATGGCGGATGAAGTGGCTAAAATAGTTCCAACTGCTGTGACTGAGCATCAAACTGGGCATCTTACTGTAGATTATACTAAGTTAATTCCTTTACTTATAGAAGGCCTTAAGGAGTTACGGGCGGAAGTTAAGGAGTTACGAAATGGCATTGCCTAGCAGCGGTGTGATATCTATGGAGCATATAGCCAAAGAGTTGGGTTGGGTCTCAAATATTCCCGCTGACAATACTTGGAATACAGTCCCGTGGAGTCTAAATGACACGGCTGTCCGGGCTTATTTAGGCAAACCCTCTGGAGCGATATCTCTTCAAAATGCTTACAGAGTGGCCTCACCGGTAAAAGTTACTATAGGGGTCTATACTGCAACCACTTACTCTGTCACCTTTAATTGGACCGCTCCAGCAGGGAAGACTGTGACTAAGTACTGGATTAGCAGGCCTACTGATGTTAAACCTGTCGACAGTGGTCTCACACTAAGTTATACAGTTTCCGGACTAGTGCCCGGCTCTAAAGCAGTAATATCTGTATATCCAGAAGTAATCAACGAGCAGGTGGAGTATGTCATGATGACATGGTACGCTTGGATGCCAGATGTGACCGGTCTTTCGGTAACTCAGATCTATACTGGGAATGGAGCTGCCGATACATGGTCCTTAACATATGTATGGGTGGCAGTTCCCAATGCGATTGGGTATTATTATAGTTTGGATAATGGTGTATCTTGGACATACCTTGCGGGCACTACTACGTATACAAGATCCGGCCTGACAATTAATCAAGCGGCTGATTTTAGAGTATATGCTGTGAATGCCGCATGGATAGGTTCTCATTATGCGACACCATATGCTTGGACTATTTATTATGAATCCCCTACAGGATTATATTCAGTCGCTTCTACTATTATAGATACTACTTGGAGATACGTAAATCTATACTGGCTTAATATAGCTGCGAAGCCAGGTTGGTATTATTTAGAAGTAAACGGGATCACAACTCCCTCAGATATCTGGACAACTTGGGTTTCAGAAACTGCTGGAGACGTTACAAATCTCACCGGTTGGTCATTTCGCAGAGGCCAACAATATAAATTCAGAGTGTATGCCGCAGATTCTTCTTATGGTGGCACTTGGTCTGAATGGTTCACCTTTACCGTATTAGCTTAGGAGCTAAATTATGAACAATCCAAATACAGTACCTTTCACTGGAGCCGCACAAGGAAGACCCCTGTCTGTGATAGATCCAGTGGCTTTTAAATTACTATTCACTATGGCAGAACGTGTGGCGATCTACAATGCCGCAAAAACAGACCCAAATGTATGGGATTTTTTATCTATACTAGATGATCCCCGATTGAAGTTAGTAGACAGGACAGACATTACTACAATAACTGCTCTGGACTATCTTGTATCTATTGAGCTTTTGACATCCGACAGATATAACACAATACTAGGGAATACGGCATAACATGTTGATACGAAAGCCCAAGACTAACGAACTTCCCATCTGCTCAGAGATGTATCGTCTTTCGAATGATGAGACATTGTTTGAGTCTGACAAAGAAGCATCACTGAAATCCTTACAAATGAGTATAGGGCGCGGGGCTTTCTTTAGAGTAATAGAATCCGACGGAGTGATTAGGGGTTGGATTCTGGCACGAATTGTACGTAGAGAATTTTTAAAAGATTTGTCGCTTCAGCAGCATTTTTGTTGCGTGTCTTTCAAAGGTATACGAGCTGTAAGGGCAGTAATAAAATTGCATGCAGCACTTATAGAAGAAGCATATATTAAAAATATTCGTTATGTAGAATCTTCAGGAAGTCACATGGACACGAAAAATACATTTGTCAGAATCCTAGAACGAGAGGGTTGGGAAAGAAGAGGATATCTGGCAGTGCTAGATTTACAGAGGTGATATAATGAAAAACAATCTATTGTTCGCAGAGGTATCAGAACAAGCTTACAATGATACTGTAACATTGCCGGGTTTTATAACCTATAATATAAGCTCAGGTGATGCACAGGCATTCCTATTAAAATCCAACGATCTTCAAATTGTTGTGTGTAGAGGTACTGAGATCGCTTCGGTGAAAGACCTTTTGGCAGATTCGATACTCATTCCCGATGATGGGTGGCATATGGGATTCAAACTATATGCAGATGCAATATCCGAAAACTTAGAGTGGCTACTAGACAGCACAATACCGATAGTGTTCACAGGACATTCCCTAGGCGGCGCTGTATCAACTATCTTAGCATCCCGATTTAAGAATGCTCGCACAACATTGTATACATACGGCTCACCTAGAGTAGGTATGAGGTGTGTACAAAAAGACTTGGAAGGCGTAACTCACTATAGATGGGCAAGGGCATATGATCCAGTCCCGATGCTGCCTTTCTGGCCTTTTAAACACCATGGGAAACTAATGTTCATCGCCCCTGATGGTAGCTTGTTAGAGTGTTCCTTATGGAAACGTTGGGTGTTACGCTTATTTGGAGATTACGAGTTCGGAAATCACTTTGTGAAATCCTACGTTGAGTGTATCAAAAATTTGTGAAATTTGGGCGCGTGTGGCACGTTTTTTGCACGCTGATGCGACAGCCAGCCGAAAATTTTGCGCGTCACACGCGGCGATTTTGGGTGTCCCGCAGGCCTCGCCGTTCATGGGCTGCAGTGGGACCGTCCGCAGGTCATGCGGGGCATGGGCCGTTTTGTGCTCCCCCGCAGGTCTCGCCGTTCATGGGCCGGTGGGCCACCAAACTGTTAGATTAAAGAACCCCAAGGCTCCCCCTAAGATATACGAATTAATACCAAATGGTACCCAGACGTATATAGTCCCTTATTATTATTCCCTATTAATACCATGATTACTAAAGAAGAATTGAGACGCTTATTTGTCTACAGAGAAGGTGCCTTATATTATAGGCACTCGGCAACCCGTCCTGTTAAAAAAGGTCAGAAGGCAGGCACCACTTATAATGACTACACAAAGATAGAGATAGCTGGTAAACGCTATTCCTCTTACTTATTGATATGGATATATCACAAAGGTGATGTACCGGAAGGTTGGAAAGTGGTCAGAGAGTCTAAGAAGTCTGACAGTATAGGTACTTTGAAATTAAAGGCAATCCGATGATATATTTGGCAATCCTTGGGTATTTAGTCAGTATATATGAAGTGTACAAACTTCTGGCTCCTAATTGGAGTGCTAATGAAATCACTCTATTAGATGTATTACTACTTATCCCAATACTTATTATCACACTTACACCTATCCTGAATAGCGCCGTAACTATCGCCATTTGGAGCGATACATTCCTGCACTGGGCAAGCGCTACTGTGGTAATTAAACGCGGAAAATAGAGTATCTTATATGAAGTGAAGAGCAATCCCGCTCAGCTTCTGACTGGAGAGTATTATGCAAGTAAAAAGTCATTTGGAATTATTAGTATTGGCGACAACCAATGTGTTATCTATCGGTACTGAAGCAATTGCGACTATCGGCGATTCTGTTGGTAAGACTAATATCTATCTTGAGAATGGAAGTTCTCTTATTGGAGTTGAAACTCCATTCCTACAAAAGATAGAGTTTGACATGGAGCCACGTGAGTCCGAACTTCCTTTGGATGTATTCACGTTACCTCTCTGGGTACGCGAACAAGATCCAGAGTTGGCTAGAAAAATGGCGACCACTTTCAAAATCAGCTGTCGTGTGGATTTCGATGCAAGGCTATCGATGTATCATCTGTTTGTAGGCTCAAAAGAAGTAATCTCACTGGACAGACGTAATGTGGGTTCTGGTGTAGGTAATCTACTATTTAGTGACGGCACCAGCAGAGCTGTCTCTGCATATGGAGACCTTAAGTTTAGCCAAGGTGCTTTGCGTAAGGTCAGAGGTCCGCTATACCCGTGGAGTGCACAGGTCAAAGCTATCGCAAAAAAGGCCTTGACATCTAGCTCTGACTTCCGCAAGTTTTGGGCTGAATTTAAGCAAGTGGAAGGTGACTTGCTTGCGGATGGTGAAGTCGAATCGGTTAAGTATTCCAGAGAACAGCTTGGAATTATGTTGAGAAACCACTTCGAAGATATAGTGATAACTTCTCCTGCGTATATAGCGTTTGTAATCTCGTCTAAAACAAAGGTGCTTGCAAGTGCAAGTGGTCTTCGTAAAGAAAACCTTCAGACAAGCGTGATGGACAACGTACAAAGACGGTTGAAAACTCCGTTGGATATCTTTACAAAGTTAACTGTCATTGATGACAATATCATTTTCTCAAATGATACTCATAGCTTACAGTTCTTTGTAAACACATCTGCGTAGTGATTTACTACGAGTCTTTATGGGGGGAATATGCTAGCAGAAGCATGTTTAGCTGGAGCGATGTTCTTTGAGTCTCGCAACCAGCCTAAGGAAACTATGGTGGCTGTGGGGCAAGTGGTCATTGAACATTCGCACCATGACAAAACTACTGTGTGCAAGGCAGTCAAACCCGGGAGGTTCAAGTGGCAGACTAAGAAAGGAAAACACCCCGATCCTAAGAAGCCGCTTGACAAAGAGGTATACGCTAAGCAGAAACAAATAGCTAATGCTATGCTTAGTAAAGGGTTAAAGTCCAAAAAGCTAAAAGGGAAGTATTATTACTTCAATGAAAGCAGGCTTGGACGCAGATTTAAGTCCGAAGTGCCATTGGTGCATATCGGAGATTTAGTATTTTATTAACAACTGGGAGTCCTTCGGGGCTCCCTTTTTAATCCAAAGGGCTAGAATGAAAGCAATACCAAAAGAGTTAATGACACTACTGAGATACAGAGATGGACATCTCTTCTGGACCAGCAACATAGGGCGGAAGATGCGAGAGGGCGCACGGGCCGGCACTACTACCGGCAGGTACACCATAATCACTTTCTGTGGAAACAAATATCAGGCCAACCGTATAGTGTGGCGTATGTTTCATGGAAGTATCCCGGAGGCGCTCTTCGTTGTGCCACTGAACCACAATGGGCATGACCTCCGAATAGAAAACTTGACGTTGCGTACTCGTGCACAGCTGCGTGCGAGTGAGAAACGGGCACTACCTATAGGAGTGTCGCAGAATCGCACGAAGTTTTCGGCAAGACGTAATGGCAAATATTTAGGTTATTTCGCTTCAGCAGAAGAAGCGAGTGATGCCTACACAGCAGGAGATTTATAATGTTTACACCAGATCAGTTATACAATTTGAAGTCCATTTTAATTTTTACTGCGGCAATGGTAAATGATGCCAAAGACGATGGCAATGGGTATTTTGAAATGAAGAAGGCATGTGATGAATTGCTAGAAATCATAGTGTCAGAGTTAGGTAAATAGAGCGCGACAAACGAGGTATCTTATATGAAGTACAATAAGGTACCTCAATACTCCAAGGGGAAATCAAATGTTATTACTATCAAGAACAAAGTTAGAAATCAATGTAAGTATGGCGGCTCGTTATAGAGCGCGGTTGGAAGTGTTTTACTTCTCGCAGGATAGGGATGTTGAGTTTGAGCATCCGGGTGAAGGACCTATGAGTATCACAAACGCTAGCGAGTTACTGGCTATGGCCTACAGAAAAGGCTGGTATGTGATTAACGAAGAAAGGTTTTATGAATTCACGAAAGGCTGGTTTATAATCGAAGCTAACCAATTAAAAACAGATCTATTGAAACTACAAGGATAAGAAAATGAACGAAGAATTAGTATTGATAAAAGACACACGCAGCTTGGAAGAACGTCTTGAAGACACTATCGCTATGGCGATGAATCAAATAGCGGAAGAACGCAACAAGGCTAATAAAGAGATGGAGTTCTACAACAGAGTGTGGGCTAGTTGATTGAGAGACCTGGGTAGGTCTTTAAACTGCCCTGTGTATGAAAGTGTTTGCTTTCACTGATGAGTCCCAGTAGGACGAAACATATTTGGAGAGTTAAAATGGAATCAAGAACGTATGCTGTAGAAGGTTACAAAGTCACAAGAACAAACGCGTCGAGAAACAATCGTTGTGAAGTGATCTTGACAATAAATTGGTCTACCTTCAAAGGAGGACAGATATCTAATCCATTGGTAGAGTTCATTCAGTCATTAGAAATGGGCATGCATGAAGATGTATGCTGGTCACAATACTGTTTAGCGACAATGGAGTAGTTATGGATATCAGGATTGTACTATTGATATCTCCCGCATTAGTATGTGTGGTTCTGCTTGCGGTAGGTCTTCTCCAAGAAAGATCAAAGAAAGCAGCAAAGACTTCTTGGAAGTTGAGAGACCATTTGAGATTTGAGATGAGAGGTTGAAAATTAAACCTATTCGCAGGAGTGGGTTTCTGTTTGCGCTACCTCCGCAACCATTCGGGCCTCTTTAGGGAGGCCCATCTTTTTATTGTAGATGTCTGCTGTAGGCATCCTGACGAGCTCCAGAAGGGCGAAACAATTAGGGGTACAATTATGCTAGTTTTAAGAAAAAATAAAGACCAACAATTGACCGTAACAGTTGCGAGCGCAGATGCTGCGGCGGTAAGTGTGTTATTAAGACTCAATGATATTGAGTTTGGGGTAAGAGGCAGAATCGTGTTGGCGCCTTCCGTCAAGTTCACACTCGATACATTGCCTAGGATTACTGCTGGCGGTTATTGGGCGGTTACTACGTCTACCGAATTGGTATCGGAGTATACACACCTGTTCCACCACATTGGTGACGGGATCGGGTATATCTCTACCGACGGTGTCACTGAGGAATATGGGATGTGTGATGACTGTGGCGGCATGTCAAGATTCGACTATTTCTATCATTTCAGCAGTATGGAGAATAAGCATATCCATATTTGTGAGGAATGTGTGGTAAAGCCTAAATATACAACAAGGCTAGTTATCTAGAATACAAGACCTTTATAAAGTCTATAAACTTGTTTAATTTTAATTTCCAAGGGGATACAACAATGGCACCGATAATTTTATACGCGATAGGCGGAGCGGTAGTGGGGGCGATAGCTCTGTTCAGAGGCAAGATTCCAGAAGTAAATGAACACATAGATGCAGAATTAGAAGCTGAAATAATAGCTGCAAAAGCCAATGATATATGTACTTTGAGAGGCTGGTGGTATAATCCTCCAAAAGACAAATCAAAGACTGGCGAATATATTCCCTCAGTTAAACGTTTAGCGCCGTCTAAGTTAATTTTAGATGGTACTCGCAGAACTGTAGATGGTTGTCTAGTGTTTAGAGTAATTGATGAAACTTCACCTGCTCAAAAGGGTGTACCCGCATTACCGTTCTATGTTAATAAGAGAACTTATGAATCACTGAAAAAGATATGCTGCAATAGTATAATACTATAGTAAAATCTGCAGTGATAGAGGAGACAATTTTGAAATCACTGCAATTTGCTGTAGTTGCTGTAGCGGCTGTAGTCGCATTCGGTATGACACCCCAAGCTATCGGTTTGGCCACTATCATCTATCTTCACAGACTGGGTGCTAAAGATGGCCGTCGCTAGTATAATTGGGCTGTATATTCTTGCAAAGATTATAATTCGCTAGCGACCAGATCTGGTATCCCTTCGGGGGTATCAGATCTGTTTTTTTTTTTTTTTTTTTTTTTTTTTTTTTTTTTTTTTTTTAAGGATCTTTATGAGAAACCGTTTAGTAGTCAATATAAAATCTAGGATAACCAGAGAGTTAACATCTAGGGACAAAATCGGATTCATACGTCTGGTGAAAGTTGATGAGTGTATCGATCGTCTAATCACAACCGTGTTTATGTTTACACGGCCTAAGCGAGGGGATAATCCTCAGATATACCTGACGGACTTAGTATGCAACATCGGTAACCAAACGATGAAGATCTACAAACAAAAGAAAGACTCAGCTATAGCCACTAAATTGGGAGCTTTTCTGTTATACTCTTTTGAAGCGCTTGAAATCGTGGAGCTATGTATTGGATCTCGTGGCAATAATCAAGCTTATGTAATAAAGGTTATCGATGAAGATGCCCTCATGGAACTCTGGAGAACTGTGGCGAAAACCACAGGTGGCACTATGCCTAGCCTATCTCCTTACTCTCCTTATATTTCATCAAAACATGACACCGGTCAAAAGTTGATCAAAACACAAAACAAGTACGTGCTCGATACTGTCACTCCAGAAACACATCCTATAATTTACAATACCGTAAACAGAATGATGTCCACAGGATGGCGGATAAACAGCGCTGTACACAATATCGCCAATTGGGCTCTTAGGAATAAAGCTGAAGCATTTGGAGATATTTGGTCTCAACAGAATAAGCAAGCTTTGCAATCTAAGCTAAGAGAAGCACAGACTGTTATATCGATGGCTGATGGGTTGACCAGCACAATCTTCTACCACTTGGCCTACCTCGACTTCCGTGGGAGGATTTATGTAACAACAGCTTATCTTCACCATCAAGGTCAAGACTTAGCCAAAGGTCTATTGCTAAGGGCTGACTCTAAAGTGATAGGTGAGCAAGGATTCTTTTGGTTATGTATAAGTCTCGCTAACAATTGGGCCGGCACTTGTGGACGTCTCGATATGCTAAAGTCTGACAAAATACCTTTAATAGATAGATACCAATGGGTAGTTGATAATGAAGAGGTATTTATTTCTTACGCAGACTCTCCAAAAATAAATACCAAATGGATGGAGGCTGATAAGCCTTGGCAGTTCCTAGCAGCTTGTTTTGAGCTTAGAAATGCAATGAGATTCTCTGAAGGGCCTTACAACTACGTGTCTAGTTTGGAGTGTTTCATTGATGGTTCAACGAATGGAAGTCAACATCTTTCAGCCTTGACGCGTGACGAAATCACAGCGCCTTACGTTAATTTAGTTCCTCAAAAGTTTCCAGGAGATTTGTATAAGTATGTCGCTGATATGACTTGGGATAGGGTTTCTAATGAGCTTCTGGAAATGGGACCAGCATTGGAGTTGAAGTGTAGAGTGGTGATTGATGAGATAATGGTTATCAAGAAAGATATCTTTGATGCAGAACCTCGTAGCCCTGAGAGGAGCGCTCTTGTAGAGAAGATTAAGGAGTATAAAAAGAATGCAGGTGACTTAGTTAAACAAGCAGCACCCGTGTTCTGGAGCAAAGTGAAAGACCCTAAGGAACGTAGAAAAGTTGTCAAAAGAAATGTGATGACTCTTCCGTTAACTGGCGGAAGTAAAAGAGTGTGAATTCGGTGGACGTCTGCTCGCCGCAGAAAATACCGAGCCAAGGTTTCAAATAATGATGTGAATTATGGTTTGAAAGAAGGTGTAACGACTATTATGTACTGGCTAAGCAGCTGGGAAGCGCACTCCACCTTAGAGGTGATGATATAGTCTGGTCTGCATAGTGATATGCAGCTGTGTGAAATAGCGACTTGGAGAATTTATGAATTGGAAAGATCATTATTGGTATGATGATGGTGAACTGTTTAGAAAAGTAATTACAAATCAGCATATGTATGTTGGCTCAGTAAACAGTCACGGGTATGTGCAGTTTGAACATAAACAGAAGACGTATATGTTACACAGAGCTATTTGGGAATATCACAACGGTCCAATACCTTTTGGAAGTCAAATTGACCATATCGACAGAGATCCTTTAAACAACAGAATTGAAAATCTTAGATTATGTTCTCAAAATCAAAACCAGATTAACTCGAAAATACCTGCCAACAACACTACAGGTTATAAAGGTGTCCTTAAGACACCTAGTGGAAAGTTTCAAGCTAGACTTGGATATAATGGTAAAAAATTATATTTAGGTCTATTCGACACCGCTCAAGAAGCTTCCGAATGCGTTAAAAATAAATCATTTGAACTGTACGGCGAATTTACAGTCTAAATCTATTAAGATATTTCACACGGGTAAGATTTCGCGAATCTTGCTGAACACAACGATGGCGGTAGTAGTTTTGGACTCGGGGAACAACAAATCTCCGATGCTAAAAAACATGGCATTCCCCATTTATTCTATATGGAGCACGCATGGGGTGCTTGGTTGGGAAGATTAATCTTCGATGATTGTAAGACCTCATTGAAGAGACCTATGCAGCTTCTGTCAATATTTGAAGCCGCAGGTAAGAAAGCAGAATCAGAGGGTCGTTTTCTGAGCTGGACAGTTCCTATAACAAATTTCCCGGTGGTGCAGAACTACGAAGAAGGGACTGTTAAGAAAGTCTGGACACAATACGGCGCTCCGAGAGGACCTAAGCTGTCCACAGGTCATTACACTAATACGTTGCAATTGCACGTATGTCATCCTGAGTTACCGGTTATGAGTAAGGGTAAACAGGCACAAGGGGCTGCACCTAATTGTATTCATAGTTTGGATGCGGCGCATTTGATGTTAACGACAGTAAGGTGCGACTTCAATATAACAACCATTCATGATTCATACGGTTGCTTATTGGCAGACATGCCTGTATTGTTTAATGTAGTAAGAGAAGCTTTTGTGGAGTTGTACGCTGAGAATCCTTTATACTCTTTAATGGAAGAAATAAATGGGAATTTGGAAGGTGTTGAGATAGGTACTCTCTGCATCGATGATATTTTAGAATCTGAATACGCATTTGCGTAAGGAGCAGTTATGAGTGGAAATCAGTTATCATTTGAGCGATACGCTCAGGATATTAGTAGAAAAGTTATGAGTAAACAACTTTGGATTCTAGTAGCTTCTTGGGAAACCGATGCGTTTGAAGCTCCAAAAGTTGGAACGCTTCTGTATGCTGTGTACGAAAGTAAACCTTCAATCTCGGACTTACTAGAGTCCACAAGTAATGTAATAACGACTAAGAATGCGATAGCTCTGCTCTGTGGGCAGACAATTGTAAATAACGAAGATGTAGTATTTGACCTTTATGTTTGGGAGAAGTAAATGATAATTATAGATTCACTATTAGAGCTTTCTAACAAAGCTATTCTTTTAAGAGCACATGACGATGCTTTAATCATTCGTAAACACATCCGTGAGTGGGCCACGGAAGTTAGCAATAGAGACTCATTCATGAGCATGTTCGGTGGGCATGTACATGTCTTGGAAGACTTTCAGGACTTCGCGCAAATAACATTTCAAAATGACTTGTCAAGAACAACAAACTTGATGTGTGATTATGGCGCATTTGATCAATGTGAGTTTTTGTACAAAACTTCTGTTGCAGTCATCCACATGTGCACAAGCAATTCGGGAGGTCCTACATTCTACATCCCCGGATACCTTACGGAAGCTAATCCGTTTGTGCTGTTAAGTGTAAAAGAGTCTGGTTAACGTTTGTTAAATTAACCCGAATTCGGGGCATCCCTCCGAGGGGAAGGAATCAAATAACTTAAATTTTCTTTCCAATTGGAGTATTAAAATGGCACTATTAACAAAAGTTGAAATTCACTTCGTAAAAGTTCACCCTAACTTTCCAGACAAATATGATCCAGCAAATCCTCGCTGGAATCTTCAAGGTCGCACAAAAGACAAAGAAGTGGCAAAAGCTTGGAAAGCTTTAGGACTTACTGTTAAGCTTGTTGAAGATGAAACAACAGACGAACAGTATTACAGAATCAACTTGAGTAAACGTACCACCAAAGCCGATGGCTCTCCAGCCGATCCGGTTGAAGTAGTTGACGGTAAATGTAAACCAGTGTCTGATACTAAAAGTATTGGTAACGGTAGTATCGCTAATGTTCGTGTATTTATTCGTGACTATACGAAGCCCGATGGTACATCCGCTAAGGCAGGTGTATTGATGGGATTGCAATTGTTAGTACACAATGTGTTCGTGCCGAAAGATCATGAAGATTCTTTCAGTGATGCTGGTGATACAGAAGTAGTATATAGTGACGGTGAAACATCAGCGGTAGTTGATGATGATGTTGCCTATTAAGCAGTAATTTACGGAGTCCTTCGGGGCTCCGTTTTTAATCAGAATTCGGAGGCATTATGTATTATGAGTTTATAGATAACAGTATCGGCTTTTCTAAGTGTGTCGATAGAAGCACGTTAGAACACCAAAGCTTGTGGGGAAAGGCTGAACTACGTATAGTTAGTAATGATAAGATTTTAGGTACATTTAAACGCTACGAAGATTTTTTAGCTTGGGAAGAAATGGTTGAGAGAACCCATTGGCTTCCTAAGTTCTCAATAGATGCCTCGAAGTATTATTTCTGTTACAAATACGGCAAACGAGATCCAATACCTATTGCAATGGAGAACATTAATGAGTCTACATTTAAAGGTATTGGATACATCGGTATCTCTACACTAGATGGGCACACCTTAGATGTCCTTTCGTATGAATGTTTTATTAAATTTTGTCAAGGAGAAGATCTTATGAAATCAGAAATTATGTCAGCTGTGAGCCCGAAACATTATAAAGGATACATTGGAGACCTACAATGGATAGATGCGATGAGCAGAATACCTACACTGAAAGACCCTGTGAAGTTTGAAGCTGCTGTTGAGCTTCAGATCAGAAAGTATCTTGACAGAAACGGTCAAAAAGACGCTGAGATTCAAGAACTATCAAAAGCTCTGTTCTATCTAAAATATCTCATTGCATATAAACACGCAAAACGTCCAATTACCGTATCGGAAGTAGATGAAATTTTAGGTACAATATAAATAGGTAAGCCGCAGGCCTTAACAATCTGCGGCATCTTTCGGAGACACAAAATGAAATGTAGAGTGTGTGGGCAGTCTAGTTGTATCTGTGGGGCTTTTATTGGGGTTTGGAAATGAGGACACTAGTATGGGATATCGAGACAGACGGGTTACTACGTTCCGTAAGTACAATGCACATCCTAAGCGCAACTTGTGTAGAAACAAAAGAGAAGTTTCACTTCTTCAAAGGCGACAACAAGTGGAAGGATTTATTGAACGATGCAGATGTGATCGCTGGGCACAACATTATTGGGTACGACCTGATGGTTTTGAGAAAACTTTTTGGTTTCACGTTGAATACTCGAGTAGAAGTACGCGACACTCTGTTACTCTCGCAAATACTCGACTACAATCGTTTCGGCAAGGACGGCCACAGTCTCAAACGATGGGGCGAGTTCTTACAATTCCCTAAGATGGAGTTTGACGACTGGTCGCAGTGTAGCCAAGAGATGATTGACTACTGTGACAATGACGTAGAACTAAACGTCATGGTGTACAAAATCCTCCGTGATGAAGCAAGAAATCTGGCTAAAAAAGCTCCCTTAATTATTGAGTATTTAAAGTCAGAGCACGCGGCAGCCAAATGGCAAGCAGAGGCGCAGCTTGAAGGGTGGCCATTTGATGTAGAGGCGGCCGCTAGCCTGCATCAAACACTTCAAAAAGAATTAGATATAGCGTATGAGACTCTAGTGCCAATGCTAGGCTCAAAGGCTATAGCAGTCGATAAGGCAAATGGAGTTGTCGCAGAGAAGGCTCCAAAGTTTATTAAGAGCGGCGCGTACGATTCTCACACAGCAAGATGGTTTGAGATAGACCCTTGGGAAGGTTTTGAGGATGACGATAGACTTGTAATCGGGCCTTACTGTAGAGTCAAATTCGCTGATTTAAATCTAAATTCAGTAGACGATGTGAAGTTGTTTCTATATAGGCATGGATGGGAGCCCACTGAATGGAACTTCAAGAAAGAAGAAGGGCAACGAAACAAAGTCAAAACAAGTCCCAAGATTACTATGGATAGTATCGAGTTCTTGGGCGGTGCTGCCCAAGTCTATAGTGATTTCTTAACTACAAAATCCAGACATAGTATTGTAACAACATGGTTGGAAAACGTGGATGAGCGTGGCAATCTGCATGGCGATAGTATGCTAGTAGGGACGCCGAGCATGCGCACAAGACACTCAATTATTGTGAATGTGCCAACGGCTAATTCTAAATGGGGTAAAGAAATGCGTTCATTGTTCAAATGCGACGAAGGGTGGATCTTGGTGGGCAGCGATAGCGCAGGGAATCAGGCAAGGGGACTGGCGCATTACTTAGGGGACAAGGAGTTCATAGATACTTTACTAAATGGTGATATCCATCAGTATAATGCTGACAAGTTAACAGCTGTTTTGAAAAGTATAGGAGTCGATCACACTGTTCCTAGAAGTGATGCAAAGAGGGTTTTGTACAGTTTCTTGTTTGGTGCTGCGGGTGCGAAAATGTGGAGTTATCTATTCAAGACTCAAAACCAAGTGCTTGGTAATAAGCTAAAACTAGGCTTTACAAAGGCGGTTCCAGGATTTGCTGATTTGGTTAAGAAGCTTAACAATATTTATTTCAAGACTAGCCAACTGGGCTATGGATATATCCCAAGCATTGCCGGCAACCGAATCTATGTAGACTCTAGTCATAAACTATTGGTATACCTGCTGCAGTCTTTGGAGAAGATCACTTGTGCCACCGCATTGCGGTTGACAGCTGAAAGATTGACAGAAGCAAAAATTCCATACAAACCTTGCGTATTCTATCACGATGAACTTGATTTCCAAGTGCCTCTTGGGTATGAACAGCAAGCTGCTGAAATTGCAAAACAAGCATTCATTGACGGCCCTAAGATATTTGGGGTTGAGATAATGGACGGCGAATCTAAAATTGGTAAAAATTGGTATGAAATTCATTAGGAGGCATTATTATGATAGATCTTGAAGTAAAGTGGAATTTCCTGTTTGACTATGATAGTGTAACAGGAGATTTAATATGGGCGAACCCATCTACCAACTCTTTAAAGGTAGGCGATACCGCCGGCTCTTTAGACCCTAAAGGACACATTAGGATAACCGTAGGCACCACGCGCACGTCAGTCCACCGAATAATATGGGAGATGCATAACGGTAAAATTCCTGACGGTTTCGTCATTGATCATATTGATTGCAATAAATCCAACAACAGATTGGAGAATCTTCGCTTAGCAAATTCGTTAGAAAACGCAAGAAATAGGCCTAAAGATTATAACTCAACATCTGGGTATAAAGGTGTGACTATTCGAAAAAATAGACCTAATAGTTGTCGTGCCGCCATTAAGGTGAATGGGGTGAATATAAATTTGGGAACCTTTCCGAACACACCTGAAGGATTGCGCGAAGATGCTAGAGCTTACGATGCAGCTGCTATCAAGCATCATGGAGATTTCGTCAGACTGAACTTTCCGTTATGAAATTCACTAGATGTAAAACGTGCCTACGGGCTTTAAAATCCACAGCATCTGAGACTTTCTGCTCTACAAGATGTCGTCAACTTTTCTTTGGAATTAAAAAATGAATAGACAACAGTATTTACTTATTTGTTTAATGGAGGAGCTTGCTGAAGTGCAACAACAAGCTTCCAAATGTTTAAGATTCACTACAGGGCATGACTACAAAGATGATGGGCATTCTAACCTGGACGAGCTGGCTCTGGAGTGGACTGACCTCTGCGCTATCATGAAAATGCTGGCAGAGGTAGATATCGAGTGGATGCACTGTCCGGCGCGACTCGTCGAAAAGATCGAGAGAACAGAACGCTTAATGCAAGTGTCTCGGCAAATGGGAGTATTAAAATGAGCAATACCTTAAAGCCTGAGGGAGCGGCCGCTACAGAGTTCTTGTTGACTCAAGCTGATTTAAAGAACTTGGCTGACTACTTAAAGTATACTTATGATCTCTCTACAGATAGCCTATATGACAATATCTTGCATTGGCTGGTGGAGCCTGGAAATGTTTGAAGTAGCGTTCTGGTGCTCAATGTATTCAATGCTAGTACTGGCATTTGGTTTTTATGTAGGCTACGAAATAGGAAAGAACAATGGCAATAGCAATAATTGACGGAGACGTGGTTGTACATCGCGCATGTTACAACAGAACCGCAGGTTTAATAACTGACTGTGAAATTACAGGATCAAAACTCCCCCCGCGCCAATTGGATGAAAATGGGGAGCCTATATTTACTGAAGAAGAAGATCGGCTATACTTGGAGACCTGCTATACAAACTTGAAACGTATGTTAGATAAGATTCAAGAACGCCTTTGGTGCGACACTAGAGTGGTGTATATCAAAGGTATCGGAAACTTCAGAGATGATTTGTTTCCGGGATACAAAGGACATCGCAAGAGTAAAACCCCAAATAAGTTCTTACCAATGCTGCGACAGCTTCTAGAATTGGAAGGATTGGCAATACCGGCGCACGGTCGAGAGGCTGATGATCTAATCAGAATCAAAGCTGAAGAGTGCAGAGCCGCCGGTGAAGAGTTTGTGATATGCTCTATCGACAAAGATCTGAAATGTATTCCGGGGAAACATTATTATATTCACAAGGATGAAGAAGAAACGATAACCGAAGAGTACGCAATGCGTTTCTACTATGAGCAGTTGTTGCAAGGGGACCCTGTGGATGCTATTCAAGGTATCCCAAAGATCGGTCCAAAGACTGCCCAAAAGTTATTAGTGGGTTGCGAGTCTGAAGAGGAGTTTCAATTTGTAGTCCAAGAGCAATACCAGAAGTATTTTGGAGATGGTTGGATAGAAGCTTTGGAGTTTAATGGTATGTTGATACATATCCAAAAAACCCTAGACGACGTTTTTAGTATTGATGATTGGGTTTAATTAACCCTTTTGGAGGATTTTATGTTTATCTTATTCAGCGCTGACGACGAGAATGACGAGATTGTCAAAGAACTTGTATTCTCAGAAATGCCTAGTATTGACCTTTTAGAGCTTCCTGAGAGGGACATCGATACAAAGGCTGTTTTGGAAAAAGCAAGACTAGGTAAAGGGTGGCATGACGGAGATCACACTCTGTATCATCTGATCGAAATTTCTTAATTAAAACAGCCTGGGCATGCTTCTTAACTGCCTATACTCTTTTCGGAGACTTACAACAATGGTAAATACAAAAGATTTGTGGTTAGTACCTCACAGAATTAAACCTATTGACGCTTGGAGACTTTTTATATGGCCGCTTATACAGGCGCAGTTCCTAAACTCATCCCTAAACCTCTATTCAGCAATGGACACTGGAAATTTCCGGAACAAATGGGGTCTATCGATAAGACTGGTTTTATTTATGTTATTCGTGACAATTATATGGGCCGTTTCTATCTTGGAAAGAAGTCATATAGAGGTTCTGGGAAGTTAAACAAAGGTGTAGAATCTAAGTGGCGCACTTATACATCATCCAGCAACACTATGAAAGAGATGTTTGACAATAGAGATATTAAGGACTTTGACTTTATAGTTTTGGAAGAGTACTCCGCCAAGGGAGCATTGTCTTACGCAGAGACATGGTCTTTATGTTTGGTGGAAGCTCCCACAACACCTGAATGGTATAACAAAAGAATCGAGGCTATCTCATGGTCAGTAAGGGAACGTGTCACAGAGCGTCACAAAGAGCGCTTGCAA